CGTACAGGCGCCACCAGGTCTGGAAGTGCTTGTCGATGCGCTGGCCACCGATGGTCAGCTCCACTGCGGCGATGGCACGCTCGGCGATCCAGTTGGAATCGTAGGTGACGTTGTTGGATGTTGCGTTGGCAGTCACGGATGAGCCCAGCACGGTCAGTGCGGGTGCCAGTGCCAGGTGCATGTTGCCAACCAGATCGCCGTTGCGGGCGATGGTGACGGACACGCGGCCACCGTTTGATGGGGTACCGTTCACCGTCTGCTGGATGAGCTCCATTGCGAAGTTGGTGTGGCGCTTGTACACTGCCTGGAAGAAGGTAACCTTGGGGTTACCGGTCAGGTAGACGTCCTGGGCGCCATAAGCTACGAGCTGCATAAGTCCTCCGGCCATTTTACAATACCCCAAGAAAATAATATGGATCAACCATCCCGCAGCGCGCCTCCTGAGTCTTCGAATTTTCCAAGCACACAGTAAATGTCTCGCCCCCAGCACGATGATGATGAGTTCGATGATGAGATGATGCCCATGGAGTTTGACTTGGCCGAGGCCCTCGGCGGCCTGCTGACCAATGATGATGGCAACAATCTGGCTGGTATTCTGACGGAGATCAGTACATCAGTCAAGGATGTGGTTCACCAGCTGGAGATGCACAACAAGATTATGGTCAAGCTCCTCACCGCCCTGACACCAAAGGCTCCCCAGGGAATTTCAGCCCCAGCATAGACCCAGGACAAAGCCTAACAAGAAACCCACTCAAAAGCATACATGTTTTTGACTAGGTTTAAAAAATAAAACTGCTCCAAATACAATGAACACGATCGAGAAGGATTCGACACCCGAGAAGGCTCGCGAGATCCGTCTCGAGGTTCACAAGTCTGAGATCAACCTCCTCACAAAGGAGGATATTGAGGTTTTCCTGAGTCAGTTGGAAGAGAAGGACCTCTGTTACAAGCAAGAAGCGGTGACACTTCGCATCGCATTTCAAATCTATTTTCACGATTCTGAGCTTGGTCCGAATGGGCCTCACCAGATTGACATTGGGCGGGTTGCTGAGCAATGCGGTATGAAGAAGCGTCTCCTGAACGAGCTCAAGTTTCGGGCTCGGGCACTGGAGGTGGCTTACTGCCCGTCGGTGGATTTCGAAGGCCACGAGTTTACCATCATGCAGCGCATTGAGCGCATCATCCAGATGTACAGTGACTCGTACGAGCTGATTCTCTACCACACCCGAATCATGGAGCGGCTCAACTCCCCGTACAGCGTCCCGATCCCTCTTGATCACGATGGATCTATCTTCCGGTATTCTTCGGTTGATGCACCGGCAGACGGTGACAAGGAGAAGGATCTCACCCCGTGGCAGCAGCTCCTGCTGTATCTCCTGCACGAAGCCTACCTGAGCAAGTACAAGCGCTACAAGGATCAGTGCTTCCGCGAGATTAAGACTCTGGATGGTAAGTCGACTCGAGCCTGGGAGCCAGTTATGGAGATTTCTGACTTTGTCTACACCAAGACTCAGAAGGAGTGCAAGTATGACATGTGGCGCAACCTGACGAGCAAGGGTGGCTGCGCCAAGGATACCATCAACTACCTCGGGACGTGTATGGATATCCAGTTTCCAGACATTAAAAAGAATCGCAGTGTTTGGTCTTTCCGGAACGGCATCTACATCGGCAAGTTCTGGGATGCTGAAAAGAAGCTCTACACACCCAAGTTTTACGAGTACGATTCCGACGAGTTTGACCGTCTCGACCCCACCATTGTCAGCTGCAAGTACTTTGACCAGTACTTTGATGAGCAGAAGCAAGATCAGGATTGGTACGACATCCCAACCCCTCATATGCAGTCGGTTATGGAGTATCAGAAGTTTCCAGAGGATGTAGCTCGCTGGCTGTACGTGTTTTGCGGCCGCCTCTGCTTTGACGTCAGTGATATGGACAGCTGGCAGATTATCCCCTTCCTCAAGGGTATCGCAGGAACTGGCAAGTCTACAATCATCACCAAGGTTTGCAAAAAGTTTTACGAGTCTGACGATGTCCGGACACTCTCAAACAACATCGAAAAGAAGTTTGGACTTGAGAGCATCAAGGATGGCTTCATGTTTATCGCCCCCGAGATCAAGGGTGACATCCAGCTCGAGCAGGCTGAGTTTCAGTCACTGGTATCTGGTGAGGACATCTCGGTTGCGCGCAAGTTCAAGACTGCACAGAGCGTGACTTGGAAGGTGCCAGGCATCTTTGGCGGTAATGAGATGCCAGGCTGGAAGGACAACTCTGGCAGTATCCTTCGCCGTCTCCTTGTATGGAACTTTGGCCGCCAGGTGGTGGCTGCTGACCCGACTCTCGACATGAAGCTCGACTCTGAGCTCCCCCTCATTCTTCAAAAGTGCGTCAGGGCGTACATCGAGTATGCTCAAAAGTACAAGTCGGTGGACATCTGGAATGCAGTCCCTGACTACTTCAAGACTATCCGGCAGCAGGTGGCGATGGTTACCAACGTGCTGCAGAACTTCCTCAACTCGGAGAAGCTCAAGTTTGGGCCGGACCTCTTCTGCCCTCAGAAGCTCTTCATTTATTCGTTCAACCAGCACTGTCAGGAGAACAACCTTGGCCGGCACAAGTTCAACCCCGACTTTTACGCTGGTCCCTTCAGCTCGAAGGACCTCGAGGTGCGGACCGAATCCAAGACGTACAACGGCCGCGCTTATATCTCCCAGCCCTTCATCTATGGGGTTGATGTGCACCAAGAGGGTGCGAACCTAGAATTTTCTGAGGACTACTAGTAGATGGATGACATCGAGCGGTTGCTCGGTAGAAAATTGCCAAAGGTAACAGGTGATGTTTTTCTCCCTGAGGATAACTCAGGTCTAACATTGCGCCAACTAGCTCTTATGCGAAAAGTGGTTGGAAAACGAAAGGAACTCAAAAAGGTTCGTAATGTACGGCGAGGAAGATCATACAAGCTCTCCCAACTCAAGTTTATGCTCTTCAACGCAACTGCATCAACAGACTCTGTTGATGTTGTGCAACTTTTCAATGAGCTCACAACATCAAAACCACCGGGATTCATATCAGCAAGTTTAAAGGGTGGTCAGTTCAAGGAGCTTGCCAGAATCAACTCGAAGAGTGTCATCCCTCTGAAGAGCACAGGCTATAGACCAAACCAGATTATGATCACTTTTGATCTGGGTGGAAAGCGTAACATTGTCAACATTTTTACAAATGGATCTCTGAGACTTTCTGGTGCATCGGATGTGGATGGTGTCGTCAAGTATACCGAGCGCCTAGTTGGCAATGTGGAGAATGTGATTATATCCAACACTTCAGGTCAGTTGAGAATTGACAAGAATATCAGTCTGGATGCTCTGCAACGTTACTTCCCTAAGGAGTTGCTCGGTAAGACTGGTGGTACCATATACTATGAGAAGGAGACTGGTCTCAGATCGCTAGGTCTTTCTTACAAGTATTCAGCCAAGTATACACGCATGGTTGAAAACAAGAGTGTATTCCAGCCAGCCAAGGTGCCTGTCGAGCAGGCTGTGACGGAGGCTATATTCGGGCGCAGAGTGCCAATGAAGGAGGAGGAGTACAAAGAAAAGTTCTTTGTCATTACTTTCTACCGAACTGGAGCTATACAGTTCAGAGGCAAGGTGGCGGATCCTGGTTCTATGATTAGCTTCATCAAGGGTATCCTCGATGCTGTCCAGGACTATGCACTTGTTACATCTTTTGTAGATGAAAAGCCAGCCGCACCCAAGGCGGAGCCAAAGTATACAACTCGTTCACAAAACCCACCCAACCCACCCGACTCTTTCGAGGGTACTTGCGCGCCAGGATACTACTGCAGACCCAATGCGCAGGGGTTTCCATCGTGCTACAAGATTCCAGAGATTAATGTCTCATCTCGACGCACCGTCTCTGAAGCCTACCGGGCAGCGGGTGTGCCGATACCAGACAAAGTGAAGGCTCTGTTTGGTATCATTGGTCCCAATTCCATCAACTACGGAGTCAAGTTGACTCTGGAGAAGCAAAAGTTTAGAAATCGCGAGATTGAGGTGCTGAAGATTGGTGGACGTCAGTGCTTCCGGATGTCAGAGGATCAGCTCGAGAGTGTAGCTCGTCGGCTCGAGATTCCTGGCATACGAAAGGGGATGGGGGTTGCTAAGATGTGCGAGAGACTCAAGAGGGCTGCGGAGCTTCAAGATACCCGCCAGAATGCAGCCAACTTCACAGTTGATGGACAAAAGTATTACATAATGGGTAATTCGATTAAAGGCGCAACGCGGAAAAACGGCAAGCCCAACCCCTCGCGCAAGTGCGCAACCTTGCCAGTCGAAGTACTGAAGAAATACGCACGAGCTTACGGAATAGACCCAGAGGGCAAGTCGAGACCAAAGATTTGTGCAGAGATGGCTGCAAAGAAGGGTGCTGCTCCACCAAGAGCTCGTGTAAACTTTACACCAGCACCCCCTCCAGTCAAACCACCAGCCGTGCGGGGACCGACCCGCAAGGAGAGCTCTGATGAAAAGTCTCGTCAGCACTTTATTCAGTCAATGGGTAATGTACCATACACTGCTGAGAATATCCAGCGATACATAAACACCCCAGCCGGATACAAGCGTGCCGCATTCATCATGCAGCACAAGAAGAACCAGGCTCTTGTAAAGTCAGTCCGGACAAACAACATACCAGAGACGAGTCGCGCGCAGTTTGTGAAGAATGTGATTATGTTTGCCAAGACGAAAAAGACTGGCAGATATCCCACTGCTGAACAAGTATCAGCCTACAGAAACACGCTCGCAGCCAAGTATCGTAACATCCGCGGAAGAAATTACGGTGCCTTGGGTCAAGGGGGTGCAAAGGCAAATGTTGAAACTATGTGATTCGCATTACATCAAACACCTTGTGCATCAAGTTGTACAGAGTCGAGTCATCGCCAATGTTGATGGGGTCAATAATCTCCAGCTCAATCTGGTACGACATATCTTCGTCACAGTCGGGATCGTCAGGTGAACCCTGAATCGCCGAAACGTCTATGACGAGATTCTTGCGCGTAAACGAGTGCCGAACTCGGCTCTTCGTCTCTTCGAACACCTCCTCCTCCTCCGCGGGCTCGTACGGAACCTCAGTCGAGATACCAAGTCGCACATCAAACGGCTGACCCTCCTGAGCGTGATCCACCACCTGAACCCGATTCTTGATAACGCGCTTGACGTCACCGCTCTCTGGGTTGCACACAGCCCTGCGCCCATTCAGACCGTAGTAGATCGTATCCTCCGACTTGGCGGTCGACTCCCACCCTTTGTACTTGGCCAGATTCTTGAGCGTGCGCTCATAAGACTCCTTACCAACATTCGTGTCGAAGCGGCCTCGGTTCATCTTTCCGAACCGAAACTCGAGTTCGACATGAGGCATGGTGCTATGCGACCGAATAACGGGTGCAAACGTGGCAAATAGCGACTCCATCTTAATCAATTAGGGATCCTAGCTTTTATACTAAAGTTTAGGAAGCCTTTATAGATATGAGGGGTCTCGTAAATCTCGGGAATACCTGCTATTTCAATTCAGCTATCCAGTGTTTAATGCATACACCAATTTTGACGAATCGTTTCCTTCTTCACGGCTACACTGGAGACTGCTCCTTCACAAAGGAGTATCACAAACTTGTAAAGGAGGTGTGGCTGAGCAAGAATACAAATCCGATTCATCCTGGTGCGGTTCTCAAGGAGTTGCGGAGTCGCTACAGCCAGTTTCGGAATTCCGACCCCAATGATGTGCAAGAGGTTGTACTCTGTGTGATTGACATATTTGAAAAGTCTCTTGGGCTCGAGTGGATCCAGAAGCACTTTTATGGCTCGGCCAAGTCTGTAGTGACGTGGCCCGAGGGAAGCTCATCCACTTCAGAGGTGTTTGCGTGCAAGATGCTCGAGCAGGATGAAGATTTCTTTGAAAAGTCGACAATAATAAACGGATACAAGGATTCCTCTGACAAGGAGTGGCCAGAAGCGGAGGTACAAGTCAAGACTGACTCACTAGGGACCATCTTCATGGTGAGCTTCAACATGTACCAACAGAAGCAGAAGGTGAACCTACCAAAGGAACTCAAGTTTGGTGACACCAAGTACAAGGTTTACGCAGCAGCAATCCATCTCGGTTCGCATCTAGGGGGTCACTATGCAGCCATTGTAAGCCACAAGGGAAAGTGGCTCATAAAGGATGATGATATGCTCACCGATGTTGATGATTTTCAAGAGACTGGGCCGTACTATTTCGCCATGTACAAAAAGTCAGCTACGACATGATGACTGGAACCTTGTTTCGGACTTGTGTACGCCCACGGAAGTTGTTGGTGTTTGAACTGTTCATACTCATAAGTATACCTCTTATGCCGCCTCCTTTCGGCTTGAACTGTTTATAAAACTGTTTAAACTTTGCACCATTCACAATCTTCTGCCACCCCAGATTCTGGAGTTTGTCAGAGAATAGATCAAGATTTTTGGTACGTACAGTGATACGTGGTTTTTTAAAGTTTCTTTCTGGATGAGCATGCTCCTTCTGGATCAGACTCTCATAGCTGTTCTTGCTAATACCCCATGGCTTACCAAGCTCATTGAATCCGCGTCGAATATTAGTAAACTTATAAGTATTACCCCATGTGGGGGCTGCTGCCATGGCAGCATTTCTATATGCCCTCCATTCAGCAGCGCGCGCAGCTACGATCCTCGGATCCTCCTGTGGCGCCACTGGAGGTACCCAGTTTGGCAACCTCCCATGCTGCTGCAGATATTGCTCAATCGTCTGACCACGCTCTAGACGAATCGTTATGCGACCGCGAGTGCGGTTGTTATGATATAGGTTCTTTGACCCGTTTGGATATTGCGCCAACTTACTCCACTTGAGATCCATATATTTTACGCATCATTTTTTTCATCCTCTGGCTCCTCTGGATCAGCAGCCTTGGCATTAAGAGCCTCCTCAATGAGTGCTGACGCACGAGAAACTGGGACATCCTCGTCAGACTCGACTACGGGCTCCTCTGCAACAACTGGCTCCTCTGCAACAACTGGCTCCTCAGCCACCACTGGCTCCTCAGCCACCACTGGCTCCTCAGCCACCACTGGCTCCTCAGCCACCACTGGCTCCTCTGCAACAACTGGCTCCTCTGCCACCACGGACTCGAGATCGTAGGTACGAACCCAGTCAATACCCTCATTTACCTGAGCTGGCAGAATTGTCAGATTCTCGCAGATGCTGAATGCACGTCCAGGGAACCAGTTGATGCCACCCTTCTCCTCAAACTGGAAACGGAACAGTTCCTCGAACACTGCATCAAACTCTGAATCCACCAGGGTGAAATCGGTTACGCGGACGTAGTTGTTCGAGTCGACATTTTTCAAATATGAACCCTCCTGAACAAACGTGGCTGGGTTGACATTTGAGAGACTATATTTATCACTGGACAGGGACCAAAAGAGACAAGACGAAGGATCTGACAGGGTGAATGCCATTTACACTATGTTGAGAAATTCATTTGTCTGTATATTCTCGCGGATGTTCACCAGGGTTCGATCGTATGTCCTGCGGTTGTTGGGGTGGGTCTTGTCTGGGCGCTCCTTGATGACATACCACCCACAATCACCGTAAGCGCATTCTACAATCTTCCCCTTGAATCGCGTTGGAGGCCCACCAGCAGTCAAACCTGTGAGAGTTGTGATGTAGGTTGGTCCCTGAATAAACAACCCCATCACTGGTCCACCGTCCACGGTGGCATCCACGTCACACAAAAAGTCGATGGTGATGTGCTCGCGCGGCTTCCACTTGAAGAGAGTCTCGTGTGTACCCATACGTACCGCCTCGTTGATGGGGGTGAATACCAAGCCGTCATTCTCTGGGCTGAGTGTATCAAACACCTTCTGAATCTCGGCAAGTGGGTACATCGGCTTCACCTTGACGGATGGGTTGAGTGGTGTCTTCAGGATGACGGAGCACATCTTCTGAGACTTTCTTAGACGCTCGGTGAGAGGCTGCATCATAACATTTTCACCATTCAGCATCACTGCGTCATAGACTAGATACTTGTCACCTGGCATCAACTCCCCATCGAGGATTGTGTTTTTTGGCACGGTAAGTGTTGTGATGCGGCCCTCGAAGGCGCGATTCACCAGAATGCACATCTTTTTCCCCTGAAACTCGAAGCACACGAGCATGTTTCGAACACCGTCATTCTTTTCGCAAACCAGATACGGTTGAGATTTGAGCGCGCTAAAGTGCCTCCGCTCAATCGAAACTGGTTGAGGTCCAGGGAACCGCTCCCGGTCGAAAGAGCCCCAACTCACCTTTATAAACTCTTTAAGGGCCGTCTCGAGTTCCGAACCTCTCTCGACGTATTTCATTGCGTGCGTATACAGAGTCAGTCATCTCTAATACTTGGGACTCCAGGGTTCACACTTTTTGGGGGGCTGGCTGTACATTGACACCTGCACTCTCCATAATATTGGAGATGCACTCGTGAGTGTAATGTACAGTACATTTTGCTGCGCTGCAGGCGCACATCTTGATACCCAACTTTAGTAGAGTGTCGAAAAACTCCTTGGGTGAATCAACTGGTAGCTTGACTGAATCCTTCGCCCCGCGCGACTTTTTATCAACCTGTTTGGTGTCCATACACCATACCATAGCCTCTGTAGACTTTACCGTCCATAGTGACTCCCCAATCTGCTTGTCGAGGACAGTGTCAAAGTCCAAGCCTCGCTGATGAGCTGGCTCTGACGATCCCTCGGCAGTCTTCTTCTTGAACATCTCCCAGTTGATACCCTCCTTTACAGCTGGAAAAACCATCACATTGTATGAGGGTGGCATAGGTCCGCACATTGTCCCGATGCACTCCTGGTTGAGACTCGATCCATACTCGAGGACAATGAGGCGGTCTGTATTTTTGAAAAGTTTCGTCAGGGATGCGCGGTCACGCAAAAAGTGAACATCCATGTGAATATTCTTAATCATGCAGAACATGTGGATGTTCATAATTGTGTGCATAGTTGTGCAGTGGATCGCCTTGCTTCTTGAAAATGCAGCGACAGTGATGGTCATCATGTCTTGACTGAGACAATCTTCTTTAAACGATCATCCATCGACCCAATAAACCTTAGATTTCCCACATGCCCAAGAGTACACGTGACATCAGCATGAATCTTACCACCCATCAGCTGCCACCGGCGGCAAAAGGCGTAATCCTCTGACAGATACCGGCGAGACACTGGATCAATCATACAGTCAAAGATGGCGCAATACTTTTCAAGGTCACGATTCTGGTGGTCATTGACACACTCGAGCTCTGGGTGGTGAGCATACATCTTTTTAATGACTTCGCGCTTGATGAGCATGAATCCAGTTGGGCCGTCGAGCACCTCAGCAAACCCCTCCACAATAGGCACACTCTGACCCTTGAAGTTGAGGACGAGGCTGCTCGTCAGCTTGGCTGGATCTCTGGTGTCACCCTCCTTGATCGCCTTGTCAGCCTGGTCCCACAGTACCGCCTTCTTCGGGTATGCTGCGACACCAACATCGTGGCCAGCCTGGATGAGACGGATCACAGACTCAGCCTCAAAGTGAATGTCAGCATCGATAAACATGAAATAGTCACACTCTGACTTGTACAGGAACCGAGCAATTGAGATGTTGCGAGCACGATGCACAAGAGACTCATTCTCGGTGGTGTCAAGCATCATACCGATATTGTACTGGGCTGCTAGGCGTTGCAGCTTGAAGATGGACTCTGCATATGCTTCGAGACACAGACCTCCATAGCACGGAGTTGACACGAATACATTCACCATATAAATGACATTACACCAAATTCTTTATCTCGTCACGCACAATCGGCTCGAGCTTGTTCATGGTCGGTACCGATACCCCACACACTTGGCAAATGGTAAACTTGTCCACATCCTTGAGGAGCACGTAGATGACTGTCGCCGCCACCGTCTTGGGAGTCTTGCCCATAAGAGCCATACACTCCTGAATCTGCTCGCAGATCCGGATAGCCTTCATGCGTGCGCGTCGGCGATCATCCTCTGGAATCATAGTCAAGTCATTGAACATACGAGCCACAACGTTTGATGCTTGCGTGATGTTCTGCTCTGTAGGAGTCTCGATAACATCGCGAAACATCTCGGCTGTCCGGCTCACATCCTTGTTCGGGATGTTGAAAGCCTTGGCAATCTCAGGCACTGTGCGTGCAATGTTGTGATTCTTGCAAGACTGAAGCAGGCAGTTCGCCTTGATACCCATCCGCACAGCCCCGCGTGTAAGGCGCTCCTCGCTAAACTTCTTGTACATGTGCTCAGCCTCGCGGACAACATGCACCGGGAGATTGAGAACCTGCTTGCCAGCCCGCTCGAGATCCTGATAGTTGTGAAACAGTGATCGATCCTTGTAATTCATCGAAGTGTGAAAGTCGATCCGCGCAAGCTTCTTCTGAGCATAGCTGGCATTGTACCGGACGTTCATGATTGTACCCATACTCCAAGTTTCACTGAAGCGATCATCGGTAGGCATGCCGACTCGGGACGGGTCGCTCACCTCGCCATCCTCACCCATGCCACCCCGCCACTCAGGCTCGTCAGAGACGTACTCGGCGTCACACTTGCCACAGCTTGTGCAGGTGGGTAGAGTATGTTCTGTCCAGAGCATAGAGTCGTCCGAATACCCCATAGACTTGGTTCCACCACATGAGCACAGGTACTCTGGATATTTGGCAATCTCATCCTTACAGGCTCTGGATTTGGCGAATTCACGAGCAGCCTGAATCACATTCACTTGAGCCCAAACAGCGTCCATTTTAAACTTACACACGCAATGCGCCAACCAGGGTTTTAAAAATGCACGCTTTTTAATATGCATGTGATAGACTATGCCAGAATTAAAAGGCTCGAGGTACCCCAGCCAAAGCCAACCAAGGAGGGGATACCGCTAACCTTTGCGAACGTCTTTTGTGGTTTACTTATATGCTTTGGAATTCTCGCACTTTACACTAGATTTATGAATCGTAGTAAGCGTCGACAACCCCGTATTTGATGCACTTTTCAGCCGACATCATAATGTCATGCTTCATGATCCGGTTCACCTTCTTTTCCGGGAGGTTGGTTCGCTCAGTTACAATCTCCTTCATATGAGCCATCAGCCTGTTGCAATTCTCCATCTCATCCTTGAGATCCTCATACTTGCCCCACCCAGCATCGGTACCGAGCTGGTGAATCAGTACATACGAATTGCGCTTGACAAGACGGGTGTGACCACCGAGGAGCATCATAGCTGCTGCGCTCGCGCAGCACCCATCAGCAATAGTCACAATGTTGCACTTGGAAGACTTGAGGTGATCCATGGCGCTGAGACCAGCGTAGAGCTCCCCACCATCACTCTGAATAAACACCTTGATGGTTGGCTTTTCATAATCACCCATCTCCATCTTTTTCATACGTAGCTCCTTCTCGAGCTTGCGGAGTGCAATATTCAGCTCTAGAACCGAGTCCGTGTCAACGTCACAATAAAAGTAGATTTCATTGTGAATCACCTTGATGTAGTCATATTCTTCTTCGGGTTCTTTGCAATCTCGAGACATTGCTTCTTTAGTGTAGATACGGCTCGAGCTTTTAACTTTCTCATAATGCACAGGTGATTCAGAACATCAAAGTCTTGGGGTTCGAGCTTGTAGTCGGCAATCAGGTTTTCACCAAGCCCCTTTTCAAAGTAGTTTCTTAGAACCATCAGTGAATCCACGTCGAGAGCGTGGCCCGGTACCCTGTTTGTCATTGCGAGCACCTTTTTCCTGCGCATACACATGTTGGAAAACTTGGTCCATATACTCCCTGGTCGAATATCCTGAGTTTTGACGGAGTGATCGAGGAGATGAGCCGGCCATATACATGATTCAATTCCAAAGTACGGTAAAAGACTCCAGTTGCCTTGATAAATCTTTTCGTCTACGATAGATGCTCGGCTCATGCACTCGAGTATCTCCAGATGATTCTTTGGGTCTCCATCTACATAATTGTCAAAAATCATATCTAGCACGTGACCATGCTCCTGGATGTGGTCACCTATAAAATCCATAGGCTTTCGTTCACCACCCTCACAGATCATTGATCTCACAAAATCCTTTGGATTCCAAAATACATCTTTACTGTCTGAGATGCCTTGCTCCAAAAAACGGATATCACCGTTGCACTTGTCAACCAAGTCTGGGGATGCTCCCAGAGTCTTGGCAATGGCGAGGAGCTGATCTCTGGTCCGGGGTGGATAACGGTATGCGAAAATGTCAAATGCCAGATTGGGTGCATAATTGCCTATGATGACAAGCCTTTCGTTTCCTGTCAATTCGCGAACACCTATGAGGTCATCCACACTGTCAAAATCATCTATGAGTATCGGACATGCTGATGACTTGATCTTTTCCAAAAAGTCAATTGTACTCTGCTTGCTCTTCAGGATGGATGCGTCCAGATCCACACATGGCTCTATAATCTGACGTACGCTCCAAGTTTTACCTATACCTGAGGGACCGTACACAAACACAGACTTGTTCTCGGTGAGAACTTTGCGAAGCTGCTCGTCAGAGCTCTTTGGTTTTTCTCGCTTCAGAGTAATAATACGGTCCATGGAGTCTGACTCTATTACGGCTCAGCTCTTAAATATGGTGTTGGAAAATAACGCGTTCAAGGAGAAGATCCTGCCATACCTGATTACATGGCTTGTATTCAACATCCTACTCCTGGCTCTGGTTCTGTACATCAGCATCAGAATAACTTTCAAGTGAAGTAGTAATGTACACGCTCACGAAGAGCCCCATCCAGGGCAAAAAGTGGCGAGTCATGCTGCCTAATGGCAAGCACGTAGACTTTGGGGCTGAGGGCTACCAGGACTTTACGATGCACAAGGACCCAGCCCGGATGCAAAAGTACCTGGTCAGACACCAGAAGCGCGAAAACTGGACCAAGTCTGGGGTGGCTACAGCAGGGTTCTGGTCGCGTTGGATCTTGTGGAGCGCCCCCAGTATGAACGGGGCTATACGCAAGACGGAGGGGGTACTCGGAAATAAAATCACGAGAAAGTAATAATGAGCAAATATCTTGTGTTTGTCATGGCAGTGCTAATCATCGCAGCAACTTCTATAGGTATCCAGTGCATTGGGGCGGACAAGACCAAGGCGTCCAACAAAAAGTATCTCGTTTACATGCTTATCGCGGCTATTTTGGCCCTGATGGGGAGCGGGTTCATGATCTTCAAGCGGCCAGCAAAGGTTGTAGTTGAGACCACAAGCGTCAATATGGCTCGCGGAAATGTCAACGCAGCTCCAGCAGGTCTGAAGCAGGCCTAGGCCTGAAGGCAGGCCTAGTACTCCAGAGTCTTGTCCATCACAACATTCTCACCAGTCTGTGAGGCTTGAGTTACAGCAGCAGACAGAGCTGCAAATAGCTGAGGGCTGCGTTCAGGCGAAAACTCGCACGTTGTGTTAATACCCATACGCTGACCAACAGAAAAAGCATCCTGATTCGCTCCGAGGTAGACAAAGTCCCAACCCTCCTTGGTGCGCATCCCAGTCAGATCCTTGATGTGCTCACTTGTAAACTTGTGGCTCGAGTTCTCCTCGCCATCGGTGAGGATAATCATAATCGCCTTGGTTCCATCCTCCTTCTTCAGGGTGTCACCCATGGCATCCAGTAGTGCTGTTGAACCACGGGGAACATACGTCTCCTTGGTAAGGGGCTTGACATCAGCAATAGGGGTATCCTTGTAAACCTGAACCACCTCGTGGTCAAACAGGTACAGGGACATCGTACCACCCAGAGCTCGCTGAGAATCAACAAACGAGTTGTACCCACCAATAGTGTCATCCAGGATGGTGGCCATGGACCCGGACCGATCGAGCAGAAAAACACGGCGGGTCTCCATTTAAAGATATAGTGGTCCTTTCCTTTATATGGAGATTTGCGTTTCCCATTACGGTGAAAATTTGGAGTGGCTCAAACAGGCTGACTGTCCCGTGATTGTCATTGATCATGATGGAGCTGAGCCGCACCCATTCGATACATTTTGGACGATACCAAACTCTGGCTATGAGGCTTCCTCATACCTCAAGTACATTATCGAGCGCTATGATTCACTCCCGGACCACGTTGCATTTATCCATGGGCATGAAGAGGCGGAACACCAGCTTGGTGGACGTCCAATGCTCGAGATGATCAAGACGGCAAATATCAAAAAGTACGGCTATGTCCCTCTGAATAATGCTTGGCGCAATGTCCTCTCCGGTATGCAACTCGTACAGTTTACTGAACGGTGGAAGCAGCTGTTTACAGCACCGATGCCAGATCGGTTCACTCTTGATACTGCTGCTCAGTTTGTAGTTTCAAAGCGCAGGATTCTAGCCAACCCCAAGTCCAAGTACGAGTTTTTGTACGACACAATCGACACAAAGGATGATGCAACTATCCTCGAGCACATGTGGCATTACATCTTTGGGGAGAAGATATCGATGCAGCCATCCAAGGATATGTTTGTTCCACCACTCGCTGAGATTAAGATGTGCAATTATCAGCTTCCTGTTGGTAAGTTCCGTATCGGTCTGACAGCATCCGACGAGTTTTTCGACAAGCTCAAACTACCCACTGAGATTATCCGCATTCAAGATTCTGAGACACATCTCAGCCACAAGAATGAAGGTACTATTTTTATGAGACTTGCAACCGAGATGCCACTGGGTGCTGAGGAATCTGGGGCTGTGACAACAATTTTCAATCTCACAGATGCTCACGCGATGTACAGAGTCATGCAGCGTGAGGCGGATCTAAAGGCTGCAACTTTACTGAAGGTATAGAGGGATGGAGATTTGCGTATCCCATTATAATGAAGATCTCCTATGGATGAAAGATTGTGAGTTTCCTATATCTATTGTTACCCACTATGGACCAGAGTCCAAGCCACCCGATATACCCGTCAAGGATCAGTATGTAATTATGAACGTAGGTCGGGAAGCTTCCGCTTATCTGCACTATATTATTGCTCGTTATGCCACCCTGCCAGACAAGGTGGCTTTTATTCACGGTCACGAGAGTGCTTGGCATCAAAACTCTGACCGGCCATTTCTGGATATGATCAGGAATGCCCAAGTGGACAAGTTTGGCTATGTCCCGCTCAACAACCACTGGAGGTGCGTTAATACAGAGACACAGTTCAAAACTTTCGAAGCCAAGTGGAATGAAATGTTCAACATGAAGCTACCAGATACTTTCATAGTGGATTCGTGTGGACAGTTTGTAGTGACTCGGGAGCGTATTCTGCGCAACACCCGTGAGCAGTACATCGAGCTCCTGAGTCATATAGATCGAGATGAGTATGCTATTATTCTCGAGCATTCATGGCATTACATCCTCGGGGAGAAGATTTCACTAGAGCCACGCAAAGACTATTTTGACCCACCCCTCAAGGAGATTCTCTACTTTTGTGCAAGTCTGCCAGCCTCATCGGCCGAACTCAAGTTTGGGTTTATTGGTAACGCGTCGAGAATCAAACATCTGAATGGACCGATCGTGCACGTGAAGACCCCTGACGAATACGAGTACTATAGACGGCGTGGGACTCTGTTTTTCAGGTATACTGATGACTCCCCGACTGTAATTCTTGAAAATGAAGATCGCAACGCAACCTGCATAGTAGACACTGACGAAACTCTTATGAATTATTCAAATACAGCAATGTGTATATGTCTGAAACATGAGGAGCTGATCAGAGACAAGCTTTAAAATAAAATCCCCAGGATAGATACCATTACTTGATGGTTGGGGGCGAGGTGCAAGCCTCGTATTACAAGTTTAACCTTGACTTTCTTGACCAAGCTTACAGCGAATGGACGAAGGTGTTCCCGACCATCCGTCCATTCTATGCTGTGAAATGCAACCCTCATCCTCTCATCGTCGAGCGTATGGCTCGACTTGGCGCAGGATTTGACTGCGCAAGCCCTGCAGAGATTGATATTGCTCTTCAGTTTGTAGATCCCGGAGATGTTATCTACGCCCACCCGTGTAAGCGTCCATGCGATATTCGTTATGCTCGCTCGAAAAATATAAAACGCACCACATTCGACTCTGTGTGTGAGCTCCAAAAAATTGCTGTTGACGCACCCGATATGGATGTTATACTCCGTATCAAGGCTGATGATCCTCATGCCACTTGCCCGCTTGGAAACAAGTATGGCGCAGACACTGAAAAGTGGCAGGAGCTCCTCAGTGAAGTAAAGAGACTCGATTTGAATCTTGTAGGTATCTCCTTCCACGTGGGGAGTGGAGCCCAGACTGAGTCCGCATACATTGAAGGTGCTAAGAAAGCAAACGTTGCCGCGAATATGGCAATTCAGTATGGACTGAATCCAACTGTAATTGATATTGGTGGTGGATTTACATATGGTAAGATCCCCACTGGCCTTTCATCCACTGTTTCAGATTATCTAGTGGGATTCGAGGTTATAGCAGAACCTGGAAGGTATTTTGCCGAGCGCGTCGCCACCCTTTACACACCTGTTATAGGTTACAAGGATGGTGCAGTCACAATTGATGAAAGTCTCTATGGAGCATTCAACTGTAAATTGTTTGACCACGCAGTGCCCGTCTTTTGCGAAAAGGAGGGGCCGACATCAGCCAAGAGCATCTTTGGGTGCACATGTGATGGTATAGATGTCATCTGCGAATCGGTCCAGCTCCCAGAGTTGAAAGTTGGAGACGTTCTAGAATGGCCCCGTATGGGCGCATACACGATGGCAGCAACAACTTCGTTCAATGGTATTCCTTTTAATAATCGTCAAGTTAAAACCTAGTAGCATTCAAGATATATGACACTGTACGATGATCTAGGGCTCAAGCCCAATGCATCACTCGATGAAATCAAAAAATCTTATCGAACACTCGCTCGAAAGCACCACCCAGACAAGGGTGGCGATCCCGAAATGTTCAAGAAGATTTCGCAGGCGTACGATGTACTATCCGATGACGGTAAGCGCAGGATGTACGATATGACGGGGTCAGAGACTGGTGAGCCCCAGGGGTTTCCGGCTGGATTTGCAGGTGGTGGACCATTCGACATGTTTATGAATATGTTCAACGGTCATCAGGGTGCTCCAGGCCATCGTGGCGACTTTGAGCACGTCATCAGACTGAGCCTTGACGAGGTGTACCACGGGGTGGAGAAGCACCTCAAGGTGGAGATTGTCAAGAATTGCTTTTCATGTCTGACAAAGTGCAAGATGTGCGGGGGCCGAGGCCAAGTCCAGAGAACAATGGGGTTTATGATGATGAATAGCTCATGTCCAACCTGTGAGGGGTGTGGCTCGAAATCGTCTGGTTGCCCCTCTTGCGATCACAAAAAGGAGATTCGGGAGCAGAAGGAGCTCTCGGTCAAGATTCAGTCTGGTACTCAGAATGGTGACCATGTTCTGATTCCACACATGGGTGAGCAAGCGAGAACATCAGACGAGATTGCAGGAAACCTCATCATCCGACTCCAGGTCCTTGACCACAATGAGTTTCTACGGGAGGGGAATGACTTGGTGATTATTCGCAGAATGTCATTCGAAGAGTCGGTGAATGGGACTATTCTCACTGTGAAACACTTTGCAGGAGAGTTCAAGGTTTCTACTCAGGACTTTGGTGTCATAGACCCACGCCAAAAGTACAAGATTCCAGGCCGAGGTATGAAGGGTGGAGACTTGTACGTTATTTTCGACGTACAATATCCTCCCAAGACTGTAAGGTATGTACTTACCGATTCAGGCTCTCTCTGAAAGCGACTTGCAGGATATTGGCATTGCACCAAAGGATATCCTCAAAGGAATTTACATAGATCATTCGTTTGATAGGACTGCAGTATGGTATGGACCCCGATTCTTCAGGGGCGAGGTTCGCCCAATTTACCTCGTCCTTAGTGTCTAGGGTTCTTGACGGCAGCTGAAGATGTAGTACCAACTGCGCTCGAGGTAGTGTGCCACCTCTGGCGACTTGTGCATAGACACCTGATCGAGCAACCTCTGGTAGTACACCTTAGATCGCAGATGAACTCTCTCTCTGCAAACCCCAAAGCAGGCGCCAAAATACCACTTCATAGTCTCTGGCGCCGGATACTTCCTGTTGATGTACGTTTCGAACCATTTACCGATACACGTGGGTGCCTGAGTCAGGTTCTCACCGTTGTACGCTTTGACTCTAAACGTATACGGATTCCCCTCATTCTCATAGTTTTGGGTAATCTCTTCTCTGCACCAGTCATTCACCCACTGTGTCAAGTCGCCGATGGGTGGTCGGTGTACATGCTCAAATGGATTTGCCTGAATGAAGATGAGGTTGTTGGTCAGACAGTTGTAATTGTCTATGATGTGAGTCAGGTATGTGTGAGCCTCGCGACCAACGTTGGGCATGGCCACAACCTCCACATCCGGAATCTGTATTGGATCTCCTTTATTATATACACGGACACATTTACGTATATCATATGGGAGTTTGTCAAGCCATTCAAGGCTTTCGTTATAGCGAGCTATAACTATGTTTAGATCCATACTATGCCTAGGCAGTTTTGGATATGACTACTGGCGCGCCAGCCACCGTCTTGGCAACTGGAGCTGAACCACTCATCATATTCTTCTCATATGCAGTTTTCTCTGCTGGCGCTGGTGCATCGCATGCGTCCATCAGGTTCTTGTCGAGAAAGGTTTTTGCGTTGTACCAGTTGTATGCAGTCTTGCCAGTTGTCCAGAGCGAAATGAGTGAGATTATCAGGGTGATCCAGTGAGCTGCACCCTTGGTCTTGGTTGAAATCCAGAAAAAGAAGAGGGTCAGGAGAAGCATGAATACGCCATACACTGGAGCAAAGGCGAGAATTGCACCCTCTTTCAGACCAGCGAGTGGGGCTGACTTGTAACTGAGATATCTCGTCTTTCCGTTGACTGTCACTTTTGGGCAAGATGCCTGGTTCGCAGCTGATGTTGCTGAAGCCATTTACTATATGATATATTTTAAGCTGGTGGGGGTCTCGAGTTGACCGGAAAATTCTTTTTGAGAGCTGAGCTTAGATCGTAATCGTCAATTGTAATAGCGATGATATTCTGGCATGCATGATGATGTCTTATACACTCTTCAACCTTCTGAAGCATCTGCGCCTTGGCAGTTGCATTGTTCGCGCTCAATCCTAGATTGAATCCACCATATTCAGCCTCGTCTTCATCGAGTGCCTGATTGATCCAAAAAAAGCTGTAATTTGCTGGACGATTTACTATCGTCTCCTTAATGAAGTTCAGAGCTTGTAGAGTGTACTCGTAAAACTTTGTAAAAGTACGATTCTCAGTCCATACAAGTCTATCGAGTGAATGCATCATCGCATAAGTTTGGCAAAATTGCATAGTCTGGGGAATCTGACACTCGTTATAAGGATCAAAATCCTTGGTTGCTCCGGGTGGTCTCGAGAGATAATGACCTGCACCCTTCAATCTACCAGTGAAGAAAACACGTGAAAATTGTTGAACATTTCTCATCGACTGTGGAGATACAGTCACACCTAGTGACTGAATCACGGTAGGGTCACCCATGAATATGGTGAGAGGTGTAAAATATGTATTTGTCCACAACTGTTCATAAGCCTCCAATAGAGGATTCTTTTTTACGTTTACTTGATGTGCTTTCAGAGCTTTTAGAGTAGGAAAAGGCTGATCAATGTCAGCCGTTGTAGGAGCTGCAGACATGCCTGCTTTATAAATGGTCCAGATTTTTATACCATCATTCCTGATTCTCAGCGTCTTAATCTCTCGTCGAAAGCCTCTTGGCCCTTCTCTTATATTGTGCGTTACTCAGGTTTGGTGGTCCATACGTGGAAATACCAATTGCACCAGCAGTCTTGGCGACACCGTTGGATGGAGCTGCCACTGGAGCAGCTGGGGCCACAACCGCTGGGGCCTTCTTTGCCCAGAAGCGGTAGTTCAGACATGTTGCTGGTCCATCCTTGTTCTTATAGTAGTCATAACCCATAAATGCCGCAATTGCCATCAGGATCAAAAGCAGAAGAGTAGAAGCCTCCATTTACTAGACGCATAGAGAATAAAATGGTGTCTGAGGTATGTTGGCAATCAAGCGTCTAGTTTCCAGAGTCTATCAAACACTTGGTCCTGGTTACACCGAGAGCATCTATCACAATGCCCTGGAGGTTCTTCTGCGGAAGCATCACATCAGTTACGAAACCGAACGCATAATACCCATTGTATTCGAGGGTCTTGTGATTGGCAATTTGCGCGCAGATCTCATCGTAGAAGGGTCTATGGTAGTCGAACTCAAAAGTACACGGACTTTGACCGATGCAAACCGCACCCAGCTCCAGACATATATGCATCTCCTCGGAATAACAGACGGTCTGTTGGTGAACTTTGGGTCCGAACGCGGACTGCAAACGGAACAAGTCTCTGGAAGACTCGGGCAATTTCAAGTTGTTCCTTCTGCCACAACTCTGGATCTCGATGCCCAGCCTCCATCGCCTCGATAGCCCGCTCCATATGTGAAGCTGCGTCGAGTATGTAGAATTCATTCGACATTCCTACTAGTCTCCCGAGTATCCTCCTGACATCTGATATTAGCCTCTCTATGTACATACTAGACTGTTGGGATATATTCCCATTTTAAATCGCTGCAAATATTCTTCCAAATCTGATCCTGCTTGTACAGCTTCTCCTTGGATTTCAGGAGAGGAAAGCAAGGCAGGTATTCATCTTCACTTAGGAGCTCGCAGAACTTGTAAAGAACATACGAGTAGCTTAAAAAGTTTTTGCGATCAGCTGGGCAATGCCTCTCAAAGGGTGCTTGAACCTGGTTGAACATGAGACGAAGACGATCTTCCAGAGCTTGAGTCATCGTCGGAGGTTGAATCCCATTGAGAATCGTTGCGATATAGGGTGAGTGCTCATAGTATTTGTTTAGTCTCAGCTTCTTGAGCACCTCCTTCACCTTGCTATTAGTAATTTCAGATACATCCTTGATGCGACGTTTCTTAAATTCAGCGCGAATCAGATTGATAACTTCGGGTGGAACAGTTGTAGACTCTTTCGCCTGAAACTGCGCAATCCATTCATTGAGATGGTTGTCACGCTTGTACGAGTAGTTGACATTCTTCTCCATCTCTTGCTCCTCCTTGAACCCCATCTCTTCACCGAGTATGTAATCTGCTCTACCACACTGGGTGCAGATCTCGTCGCTCTGTGCAGAGTCGGCTATAAAACTGGTTGATCCACATGTGCAAGTGCGAAACAGGCTAGAGCGAGGAGCCGGTTTATCTGTCGACTTTCCTTCTACATTTTGAAGGTAATTGTCAAATATATCCTTCCGCTTGACTCCTCCACGCTTTGATGAAAAGAGTGACGATGTCTGAACTTCAATCTTCTCGGTGTACTCTGCGATGTAGGGGATGCACTGGGCTATATACTCATACATCTTGTCCGGGTCTGACTGGAGCTCTCTTATTCGTTCATTAAATCGAGCTTCCATTAAAGCTAAGGTTCTCTATTCTTTTAATATGCTCCGAAAATTGTTCTTTTTCATGGTTGATATTCTGAATATGTTCAAGCCGGGCGACTGGAGCGTCATCCAGATGAAGAAGTTTGGAGAGACGAGCATTTACAAGTTTTTCTACAATGGCAAGGTGTTCAAGTATGTGGGTGACAACTTGCCAGGGACTCTCGGTCGGGGTTTTTTCATCCCCATCAAGTCTGCTCTGTGGAATGGAGCAGACGTGACCGAGTATGTCAAGAAGTTTGCTGGGCCTCGCCAGGACTTTTACAACAAGATGCCTGACCTGTCCGCAATGTTCTATCAGGTGGTGGAATCAAAGTGGATACCAAAGCTCCGAGTAGTTCGGGGGAATGGTATTCGCCTGGAATTGACTTTTATGGAGGACAAGAGAATAGAGCCTCTGCAGGGTAAACTTGAGGTGACCAACCTAATGGGTCAGACAAAGACGTATGACTCAGTCAACCTTGGGCGCAAGGTAGAACTTCATGTCACCGAGGTTGGCAATTGAATACTTTAGAACAATAGGCATGTCTGACTCTTTGACGTGCTGAAGAATCTGGACACTGGAACACATTCCAGTAGCCTTGGTGAACAGATTCATATACTTGAGACTGAATAGATTTCCCACCCTACAATCCACCTTGGCGGGACACTCAATCACAGTGCTCTGATTTGCAAAGTCTCCCTTGCAACTCAGCTGCAGCTCCGTACCATCCCGATAAATTTCAATATCGTTTGCGAGGTTGCCCATATCACGGCAGATGCGCTGAAAGTCAACCGAAGGGATGGTTGTCATGACATCCATCTGGAGTGCGGGGACGTCGAGGATATCCTCGTTAATGTCGAGCAACTTCAGACTAAACTTAGTCTTGGACTTTTTAGTCTCATTCTCAATCACAAACTCTACAAACTCTGAATCGTCACACGTCAGAGTAAGAGTATCATTGTTTGTCACCGACTTGAGGAGCTTATATGTATTGGACATGTTCATGCCTGCGATGATTTGGCTAGGGCACGAGTACTCTTCGAAATTCTCAGAGCTTAGGTGCATGTGAACCAGTGACACACGGGCAGTATCCAGACTGAGGATACGAATACCGTCTGAATCAAAATACACATTCACATCGTTGATGATATCCTTGAGAACCTCAAAGATGTTACGGAAGGCGGTGGCCTGGATAGTCTTGAGATGCATCGTAGATTTTTAGGCTTTTAATTTTTTAACTCTGTCATAGCCTCTTCCATCGATTTATTCATACGGTCTTCCAGTTCCTTGGAGATGACAGGCTTCAGTGATTGGCCGTACATGTCAAGGTTGAAGAGTCCGCTGTCACTTTCGGTATTGTCCAGACAGGACATTCCTATGCATGCCGATTCATACTCTGTAAAGGATGCAGGGAGCATAGACTCGAGCCAGGCTTTGACCTCACCACCCACGAGCATCTTGCCGTCGGATGTGACGAGGGTGGGTACACGCTCGACCCGTTTCGGGACACCCTTGTTGACGTTGTGAAACTTGACCATGCTCTGTAGAGCTGGGTTCTGCTGGATATACTGAATGATCGACACACAATGTTTACATTTGTCACTGAACACCAGCACAGACATCTTCTATTACTGCTAATTTGATTGAAATTATTTTGACGCATAAGAATAAATGCGGACTCTCGCAATTGTTATGCTTGTTGCTGCACTGGCGTGGACTCTCAGGGGTAAAGTGGAAATGCTCGAAGCTGCCCCGCCTCTGGGTCAAGACACTGTACCAGCTTCAGCAATCCAGGCTATTCTGAAGGAGGTGGTTAAGCAAAAGCCAAATCTGTACCCCCTGGACACCGTCTTTGTCCGGCCCGAGGGTTCGATGATCGTGGGTCGCTTCCTCTTTATGGACCGGACCAACTATTCCGGTATCCAGTATGACGTCAAGGCGGAGCTCCTGGGTGACCAGCAAATCAGAGTCACTGACATGCAAGCAACTGTCAACCCCAACCTCGTCGGTCCATTCAAGCCCTATGGCAAGGCTGACTACATCAAGTATAAGGATGTGACTGGAAGCCTAGATGCGGGAATATTCGATGTAAAGAATATGATGGGTACAGTATGATTACAGCGCGTGAAATACAAAAGATTGAGACGGAACGAAGAAAAATCAAAAAGGAGACTTACAAGCACATACTGACCCAGTTTGATCGCAAGATTCGCAAAGCTGTTGAACTCGGTCAGTCGAATGTCTTTTTACAGGTTCCAGGCTTTGTCATTGGTTTCCCCATGTACGATATTAGACAGGCTTCCAACTATCTCAAGCGCCAACTTGAAAAACTAGGGTATCACGTTGTTCAGAGTGATAGTGAGTTTTTTCTGACTTGGGGGTCGGAGCCCGCGTACGAACCACCTCCAGTTGAACAGCCAGTGACGGAGGATGTTGACTTCCCCACCTTTATCAACCTTCGCAAAATCGCGAATAAAATAGAGAACAAAAATCCAGGCAGACGTTAAATGGATGTCCTTGTCGAGGCGCGCAGGGAATACCTACAAGTTCTCTACGAATGCATGGTCCCGGAGATGATTTCATCATTTTATCAGCTCTATCTCGAATCTGAAAAGATGATGAAGAATCAGGCGAATCGGCTCATTCAGTACCAGAAGTTTCTGAAGGAGATTAAGAATTGGAACAACTCGATTGTCAAGGAGCATACAGACGCAATGAAGAGAGACTGCCCCTGGTTTGATGATCTGATGGTGGCTGTCATTGTCAGCAGCGTCAAGATCATGTCCTCTGTCCGCCTCACCAAAACCTCCAACAAGATTTCTCTCAACATTCCCAAGCCAGAAGACTTTGTGCACGAGTGCTACAAGGCGGCTGCAGAGGACATTTACAAACAACCATATGTCATGTCTGAGCTGATGACGGATGACGAGCGAGAGGATGCTCTGTGGGATCGCGTGGCTGAGTGTATCGAGAAGATCATAAAGAAGTATGTACCTCTGCAGCAGATTCTTGCCATGAACATTGCCTCTCCAACATCAACGTCCGACTTTGTCATCGATGATGGTCCAATTGAGGATAACGAGGATCCTGATGTGCAGGAGGAGGGTCAAGAGGCGGAAATGACTGAGGATCCTCAGCAGGAAATGCCTATGGGTCCTCCGGAGCCACAGCAGGAAATGCCCATGGGTCCTGAAGATGTCAAGAGCATCCCAGTATCAGCCGAGTCAATGCAAACCCCACAAAATGATGACGATGTATTGTTCCCGGATGCACCCGAGAAAAACATTGCAAAACAGTAAATGGACCAGCTCCGAGATCCACTCATGGCTGCAGCTTTCGCGGCAGTCGCAACAGCATTGTACATATATTTCAAAGCAAAATTGAACAACGAGTCAATGCCCTCCAACTCTGTCTACATGAAGCCCGCCATCCTAAATGCAATACTCGTATACTTTATCGTTTCGAACGGGTCGGGCACAAAGCCCAGAATCCTCACCGAACCCTACTGAGATGCACTCCACTAGGGGCTGGTACTTCAGATAATGCTCATCGAGTGGAGTGACTGTACCAGGAAGATCAAGCCTCATCACAGAGCCATACTGATGCAGTACAACCTTGGGAATAAACCCAATATGATGCTCACCACAAATCACTTTGACCGCACCTGGGTCATATTGATTCGTTGGATCATGCTCGAAGAAGCATTGGGTGGGGCCTCGCAGAGAACCCAGAAATCGCTTGACAGGGTCGGATCGGTAATAGCCACCAGCTAGTACAAATCTCATCATAGTTCATCAGAGGCGATCCTCTTTATTCTGATCGGTTCACCCGCCATATGAAAGTCGCCATCGTAAGAGTCTGACTCGTGCTCCTCAACTATATTGGCATGGCACATGATACTGCGAGTCACGGACCCTTGTTGACACCTCCAGGACCCATCTCCGTTTGGTAGGACCTCGGATATACTTTCGTGGTAGACCGATCCATATTCCCAAAACTCGTAATAGCTTAGTTTCTTCTCGTTGATGTAGTATCTGTGATCTTCTGTCCCTATTGTCTTTGGCACAAACTCGCGCCACTTGGGTTCGAGCTTGCGTGGAGCAAACCCAAGGCTTCGTCTTCCATCAATGTCTGCGAAATGGGCTATAAGCTCAAGGATGTCTGGCGGTGTCCGAGACCACACGTTTCTGTCCATACAGTTAAATAGGAGAGTATTCTATAATACATGACTCACTTGTCCCTTATTGCCAGTCTCATGACTGAGATGCACAGGATGCAGCCACCCATCCAGCCGGCAGAGGTGCAGCTCGATGACATGTGGATCGAATTTGAAAAGACTCTTGGGGAGTTCAAGGAGGAGTACATCAGGACTCATTCTCACGCAGTCGCACGCACTAACGAGTATGTCGAGAAGATGACTGACATCAAAAAGCTAAACCTCGCCATCAATCAGAGTGATCCAATATTGGCTGAGAGCGTGCTCAAGCTCATACAAGAGTACAAGAAGAATAGCAATATCGAGGAACTGAAAGATGAGGCTTCGTTGTGGTCGGGTAAGGCTAAGGCGATGGAGGCTATCCTCGTCAACACAAATGCGAAGCAGTACTCCAAGTTTACTTGCCCGGTGTGCATGGACCGACTCTCTGATGTGTGCATCGATCCCTGTGGTCACATCATGTGCACTGCATGCCTCCAGCGGATGAACGAGTCAAGATGTCCTGGCTGCCGTGTCGAGATTCAAAAGACTCTGCGAATGTTTCCGCTTGCATAAAGAAAAAAGCCTAGTGTATAATATGACGTCTGTGGGCGCTTTCAATGACATGATGGACCAGTTCCTTCAGGAGCTCGTTATGACTTTTCCAGACGAGCCAGCCATCAAGAAGTATCAGGTTTCATTCGAGTTGATTCGCAAGGCGAATGCTCGCATGTGCATGGATCAGTTTATGAGCAGCATTACTCCATACGCCAACTACATCTCTCAGAAGGATGAGTCTTTTTTCCTTGAGCACTCGAGTGAGATTGAGTTTATCAAGGATTTGAATCTGCCAAAGATTTGGACTCCAGAGCTGTCTCAGAATACAAAGGATGCGATTTGGCAATATCTCCAGAGTCTGTACTTTTTTGGCTCTATGCTTGGGACTCTGATGGCGTCACTCCCAGCCGATACTCTGAGCGCCATTGAGCAGATGGCTCAGAAGTGCGCAGAGGATATTGATCCAGCTACATTCAACCCAGCTGATCTGATGGCTTCCATGTCGAACATCCTCGGGGGTGCTCTCGAAAACAAATAGTGTAATAGAATAATATGGACTTGAAGGAGATTTTCAGAAATGACAAGCTCCTAGAATTTTGGCCTTCATCGAAGCAGCCCGCCAAAGACCGGGTTGCATCGACTGTTAGATTTGTTCTGTATGCCTGCGTACTGGTATATGTCCTGACGCGCGATGCTCGCATAATGGTTCTGGGTGGCCTCGTGATTGGTACCCTGTTTGTGCTGGACAAGAATGGTATGGTGTTTGAGGGTCTTGCTCGGCCAACTGCCCGTGATGGTCGCATGTTCAAGGATGTGAGCATGCCCACCGCCAACAACCCCTGGATGAACCCACTCATCACCGACTATACTGATGATCCAGATCGCGCCCCAGCCGCGTTTTACCCCACTGTCCGCGAGGAGATTGGCGAGATTTGGGACGAGATTCACCCACACATTCGTCAGAAGGATGCCATGAGAAACTTTTACACTGTTCCAGGCAACACATTCCCCAATGATCAGACTGCGTTTGCACAGGCTGCCTACGGTGTTCCCTTTTCACCACAGTGCCATGACACCCCCATGGCGTGCGACCCTGACCGCATGCCATACGGCAGAGGTCAGGAACAGTTCCAGATGCGCGCAGGCTCGGGTGGTTCGGTCTAAAAAAGTATATGCTCATATTAATATGTCTCTTCAGGCAGGACTCCGCAAGCTCGAGCCCACCGGCACTCTTCTCCCACTGATCATTGACATTGTGAATGTCGATGATGCTCTTCGCCCAGTAGATACAACCGGCTTCAACAAAGGTTACAGCGAGCAGCCATACGATTTCCCCAACTTTTATGTCGATGCCCCAGTTCGCGTCTGGACACAGGATCCTATCAGCACAACCGCTGAATACCAGAACAATGATTTCATGCGCAGATACCTGAAGAACTAAAAAACTTCTGTGATAGAAGTAATGGATCCACTACCTCTTCTTGCGATAGTTGGATTGATATTCGCGGGCAAACAGCTCAGTACAAAGGAGAAGTACACCGGTAACCCAGCTGATACCGGTAGTATCACCAATGAGGCTGACCTCGAGCGTCGCAGTCGCCAGATGTACCACCTTCAATCAAACGATGTCGGCGTTGATGGTGGTTCAGCTGTAAAAACAGCAGGGCCAAAGGAGATTTTCTATGGAAGCGGTGTGCCCTATATGAAGAAGGAGATTGTGAGCAACTTTGGCGATCTGAAGCCAGACTCGAACCGTCTCCCATTTGGTCAGCCAGTGTATGACCTGTACAACCGCCAGGGTGTCACCAACAAGATGAATAACCTTGCACCAGCCGAGAAGATGCAGGTTGGACCAGGTCTTGGCGTTGACCCAAGCATCGCAGCTCAGGGTGGCTTCCAGCAGTTTTTCCGTGTCATGCCCACAAACACAAATGAGAATCGCCTTACACAGCTCCCAGGCCGCTCGGGTCCACCAGAGTCATTCGTCAAGTCTGCACCACCCGTCCAGGGCGCTCTGACCCAGACCCAGCGCCCAACCAAGGTGTATACTCGCGATCCAATGAGAGGAAAGGCTCACGGCGGCCAGGGTGTCATCGAGGCGCCAGAGTCTCGCCCAAGCTTCATCAAGACTGCCGAGCCAACGCTGAAGGATCAGACTGTTGTCCGGGCTGATACTCTCGCCTTTGGTCCAGCTCAGTACCAGAATGTGACGAGCAGAGATGCACGCGATGTCTCTGGCAACCAAATTCGCGACGATGACAAGCGTTCGCAGAAGATTGATGGGTTTTTGCCCGGTGGACGTATGAATGTCCGCCAGGATCCTCTCGGTATGAATGGTTCCATCTCAGCTATCCGCCAGGATGATATCCAGCTTCCTCTCCCACCACCCGATGGTGGCCGTTTCCAGCAGTATGTCGATGCTGAGATGTATTCTACAATGAATGTCAATAAGGGTAAGCGTAATCCATATTCTCAGAATCTTGACGTAGCCAAGCGTCAACTGCAAAGTAACCCGATGGCATTTTCAATTTCGAATGTGTAGACACTCTACGAAAAAAACCTCGATAGAAAGTAAATGTCTGGTGGTACAGTCCAGCTTGTTGCAATTGGTGCTCAGGATGTTCATCTCTCAGGGAAGCCCGAGGTTTCATTCTTCCGGTCAAACTATAAGCGTCACACCCACTTTGCTCAGTCGGTTGAGCGTCAGATTATCCAGGGTAGCGTGTCTGGTGGTGCCATGACTAGCATCCGCGTGGAGCGCAAGGGTGATCTGCTCAGCTACATGTATCTGACGGCCAAGGACAGCAACGGCCTCGTGACGGCAATCGACTGGACGAAGCACATCGATAAGGTTGAGATGTACATTGGTGGTCAGCTGATTGACACCCAGGATCAAACCTTCAATACTCTGATTGCACCAGTGTGCATGGGCGACTGCTACTCCAAGCGCTTCCTCGGCACCGCCACCGGCGCAGACGCAAGCTCAGTCCGCACCAACATCATCAACACATGGTACCCATTCAAGTTCTTCTTCTGCAAGGATTACCAGAGCTCACTGCCACTGGTGGGCCTGCAGTTCCATGACATTGAGTTCCGCATCTACTGGGCCACCCCCAGCGCCAGCTACCAGTACGAGGCCTGGGCCAACTACCTGTACCTCGACAACTCTGAGCGCGAGTACTTTGCCAGCACCGATCTGGACCTGCTGATCTGGCAGGTGCAGCGTGTTCTGCTCCCAGCCGACTACAGAGCAGAGCTGGTCTTCAGCCACCCAATCAAGTTTATCGCCTCGAACGTCTCCCCATACTCGAGCGGTAACCAGCAGGTCAAGACCCAGATTAACGGCGTGGATGTCGGTGAGTACCGGGGTCTGCCCCACTGGGTCGAGGTGCCCCAGTACTACCACACTCCATTCGGCTTTTCCAACCCAGCATCTGCCCAGCCAGGTGCACCAGCTCCAGTCTTCATGATTCCATTCTGCCTGGACTCTGCCAAGCTGCAGCCAACTGGCACACTCAACTTTTCCCGCATCGACTCGTACCGTCTGCTGTCCCTGCTCGGCTCAGGCGTGCCACTGACAGCCACATCCGGTACAACCATCTTCGGTGCCGGCTCCCTGGCCCCAACCCCATACATCTACGCAGTCAACTACAACATCCTGCGCATCCAGAAGGGTCAGGCTGGTCTGCTGTACAGCAACTAAATGTAACATAGTAGTAATGAGCTGGGTCTCCTTGCTCGCACTCATTGTGTTTGTGTTTGTTTTGACGTACAACCCACGTTCAGGGGTGATTAATAAATATATAAATCCCTAGTAGGGATGGAAAAGCATAAAGCAATCGCTATTCCCGTTAGCTTCATTGATGATAAACCTCATTTCTTGCTTGTTCATGACAGGCGATACAAAGAGTGGACATTTGTGACTGGTGGGTGTCGGAAACGTGAGGTGTACAACCCAATACGGTGTGCAGTTCGCGAACTCGAAGAGGAAACTCGAGGCATCCTAAACCTGAAGAAGGGGACATACTCCTACTTCAAGTTTGAGACTCTCCAGAGGGAGTTTGATACGGTCGGGGATGACTTTTTGGCCGTATACCATGTCTACATAATCTACATGCCAATTTCATTCGACGAGCAGAAGAGACTTGTCTGCCGGTTCGAAGAGGAGAAGAAGAAGATGGATCTGAAGCAGATGTGCTTCCGGAAACAGTATGACGAGAATGACTTTATGGATTTTGACACACTCGAGGGGATGCAGAAGCGCCGGGTCTGGCCTATGATTACTCAACACGTGATTCAGAACCCAGAGTTTCATACGGCACTCAACTCGATAAATCGCCAGACGTTTTCTCTGAAATACTAGAAATGAAGAATAAGGCGTACTTTATAAATCGGCTTGCTCAGCTCAAGGGTCTGAAGCCTGACAGCGAGGAGGTCAAGGGGTGGGCGGATATGAAGATTGTCGACCTCTTGATTGAGATTCGGGAGGAGAGGGAAAAGAAAAAGCCAGAGCCAAAGCCAGACTCTGATTCCGACTCTGATGACATTTCAATAATGCGGCGCGTGTTAAAAACTTAAAACGCTCTAAAAGTAATGATTAGGCAGTGGCAAGTGAGTATCGGGCCAGTCACTCACCTGCTCATGGATGGTGGCATCCTTCTGGTTGATAAACCAGACGAATTCCATGAAGCATACATCAAAGACCTTGCGGCTGGCAAGAGACTGTATGTAGTCGAAAAGAAGACTGACACGTTCAAGTTTTTTGTAGATTTGGACCATCAGGCAGATTACAAGCTTGACTCGGCTCAGATTATCGGGCTCGCCACAAAGATGAACCTTGTGACGAAGCATCGGTGTCTCATAGCTCTGACACCAACCAGGATTGTGTCTGGCAAGATCAAGACTGGGGTGCACTTTCACTGGCCGGACCTGCTCGTCACCAAGGCGGATGCCATCAAGCTGCGCAACCAGATTATACTGTCACTCCCTGAAGGCACAGACTGGGACAAGGTGATTGACGCTTCGGTATACTCTGGGTCTGGATTGCGGATGATTTGGTCACACAAGCGCGAAGGCACCTCAGACTTTGAGCCGTATCGTCCGTGGAAGACTGTATCGCCTGCAGGTAATGTATCCTCGCTTCCACCAGAGCCAGCACTTGATACACTCAAGTTGTTCTCAGTCCGCACTGAGGAGGATCCCAAGAAGAATGAGACGCTCAATAAGGATTTTACTAAGCTGGAGGAGCACATCAACAAGTACATGGAGGGTCACTCGACTGCTAGCGTGCTCAGAGTGTTCAAGACTAAATCTGACGTGACGCACTGTGTCCAGACCGACTCGAGGTACTGTGAGAATATCGGCAAGAGTCACAGACGAAACCACATCTGGTTCAGGATTAGAAGAGGTGTCATCTGCCAGATGTGTCTGGACGATGACTGCAAGGAGTTTGTCGGAAAACCGTATAATCTTCCTCCAAGTATAATAGCAGAACTCCAGGATGGAGATGTGGTTGAAATTGATTCTTGTAATTTTTCTTTTCGTGACGTTTTTTCCATATCGAAAAAGCCTAGATGAACCCATTGATTCATTTGTCAACCAAGTTCACAAGTTTTCTGGACTCTCCCCAGATCACTTCTACCTGTTTGTGGATCAGATGCAGATTCTGAAGGCGAACATACGGTCTGACCCGGATGTAGCGTCAAAGGCTTTGTACATGGGCCTTGAGAATCTGAGGGAGATTGGGTTGTATACCCAAAGGGCTGATGACATGTACGAGGAGGAGTTGAATGTGATAGGTGATAAGCTTGCCAGAACGTGTGAGGATGTCATTCAGAGCACTGCACTCGTCAGAGGTGTTCGCTTTCAGCCAAGATACTTAAACGATATCATCCCTGATACACCAGATGACGCAGACTCGTTCGGGCCGAATTACAAAAAAACCGGACCGCTATGCCCCCGTGGAGCGTGTAGAGGATGATTTCGACTCGGATGAATATGATTCAGACGAGAGTGATTTGACATCCGAGATTGAGTATTCAGATGAGGAGCTGGATGAGGATTCCGAGTCGGATGATTCGTTTGTTGTACCAGATGACGAAGTTAAAAGTGAGGAGGGTGAAGATGATAATGGAGACGATGATGAGTCCGATGACGCGCTTTCCGACACCTCCTCCACCAAGTCCGGAACCGGACGAGGTGCTCGAACCACAGCCCCACCAGGAGCTCCGGTACAGAATGCCGGAAATCCACTTGCCGCCGCCCCTTCCACAACCTCAGGAGCTCCGCTATAGAAAGCCGGTAGCTCCACCACGAAAGACAGTTGTCTTTGATGAGTTTTCAAAGAAGACAATCTTTTTGATATTTTTAGCCCTTGTTGTAGGGTTTTTCATAGGTCGCTCAATGTCACCAATCCACATCTTCACTACTGGATCATGTACATAGGCGACTTTTCCAGATTTTTTTCAAAGCTTTCAAAACCGCCAATTGCACCAACTCGGATTGAACTCATGGGTTCCTGAAGGAAACCCACCCATGGATTCTCTCGCGGCTCGTCGCGGAATATTTCAGATGCAGCTACAAAGTGTGAGCGATCCTCTTGTTGCTGGACCGCTCTGAACACCACCAAAAGTGTAAACATACATATTATCAAAATAATCGCATTTACTGCGAGTTGAACTGCAACCATCTATTGTATACTGGGAATTAAACTGCCACCTCCTCAGCATCCTCGCTGATTGGCTCCTTATTCTCCTGGTCACGCTTGTACTTCTCCTCCGCCTCAACCAGCTCACGCTCGCGCTCCTTGCGACGGTCTGCGATGATGTCGAGCACCTTCAGATCAGCCAGCTGACGCAGATCGTCATCCGAGCGGTCGGGGAAATCCTTGCGCAGACCATCCAGAAAGTCGGATGGGTGAGGCACTGGTGGAACATCGGGCTTGGTGTAGTACTTGGAGTTTTCATCCGAGGGGTCGATGTAGGGGTGCTCACCCTCACCCGCCTTGGCCATCAGGTCACGCTTGCGCTTCTCAAACATAGAAGCCGCCTGGCGCTGGTTCTCACGGTAACCCTGCATAATCTCCTCAAGCTTGTCATTCACATAGTGAGCATCCTCAATGTGATCACGGTCAGGGGGAATCAGCAGCCACTTGCCCATCTCGACAACATAAATGTCAAAGGTGGCATCATCCTTCTGCAGACGCTTAGCAAAACCCTTGGCGTCCTCGGCAGTTCCAAACACACCCCGAATCTTGACGCCAAACTTGTCATTCTTCTGTGGGCACTCAGGACCCACAATGGAAATCAGTGCAAATGCCTGGCCAGTTGGAAGGTTGTAATCGCTCTCCAGAGAACCCATATAGAGATACTGAACTCTATAACTTTAAGTACAAATAAATGGAAGACCTTCGACGCATTCATAACAATGCGAAGCGGTCCCTTATCAAGAGCTTGTGCAGGAAGGGTGACAAGGTCCTGGATGTGGGCTGCGGTCGCGGCGGCGACTTGCACAAGTGGAAGTCTTGCAAGGTGAAGTTGTGGGGTGTCGACCCTGACCCAGCGTCGATTGAAGAGGCGAAAACTCGGGCAGTTGGTCTAGTCTACGATGCTGAATTCTCGGTTGGTGACGTGACTACGGCTCCTGTGGGTCCGTTTGATATCCTGTGCTACAACTTTTCGCTGCAGTACATCTTTGCATCACCAGATTTATTGAGTCGCAGTGTGCGCGAAATAAGGAGTAGAGTAGAGGTGGGAGGTGTCCTCGTGGGTGTGGTTCCAGACTCGGAGAAGATACTCAGTCTCCCTTGCAAGTGGACAGACCCTCTCGGTAATATCGTCGAGCGTGGTCCTAGCATCGGCAAGGGCTTGGTGGGGGAGATGATCCTCGTCAAGCTCTCAGATGGGCCATACTATGCCAAAGGTGCCATCCCTGAGCCACTCTGCCACAAGCATCTCCTCTTCGAGAGCCTCTATGATTGCGGCTTCGAGCTTGTGTATTGGGGGGATATGTTGCCCAAGCCCACCGGTCTGATTTCAGACATTTACTCTCAGTTTATTTTTAAACGCCTAAGGTAGATGAATAGGCTGATTCTGTTTGGCATTCTTGTGGCTCTGCTCGCATCGCACAGGGAACCAGCGGTACTGTCTGCGGTTCGTGAAAAATATGTACTATTGCGGAAGAAGCTCGCTACAACTGGCCAGTTTCCACAACTTCAACAGGATGTGATTCTGACGGGTATGCAGAAGCAGGGACCCCAAGGGGATGTCGGCTACAATGTTAACAAGGGGCATGAGATTTTCCTATGCCTGAAGGGCGACCTCAACTCAGTCATGCATGTTCTCCTCCATGAGCTTGCTCATATGACGGTGACAGAGTATGATCACTCGAGCAAGTTTTGGGGAAATCTGGGAGAGTTGAAGAGGGTTGCTAAGGATATGGGTATTTATGAGGGTATAGGTACAAAGACCTTTTGCGACGGTGAGATTAGAGATTAGTGACGTTTAATAAGTAATGCCTCATATTTCTGTTTCGTTCCGTGATCCTGATGACGTCATCAAGACTGTTGTCCGAAAGACTGGTGATGTGATGCTTCTGTCGATTGTGTCAAACTTTATCGTTCATATGTTTACTACTGCTTGCCGGCAAGGAACTTCTTCGCGAGCATGAAGATGACTGCGGTCAGAGCCAGCATGAATGCCTGGCTCATCATACCCTGACCCATAACCTGAGGCAGCACCTCTGCAATCTTCTCCTGAACTGGCTTTGAAAATGCAATGACGGCTGCGAGTCCGGCGAGTGCCGCCTGCAGCTGGTCATCAGTCAGACCAAATGGGTTCTTGGTTGCTGAGGCAACCGACTGGGGAATCTCCTTTTCCGGTCGGTAGCTCTCCTTGCGGACACGCTGAACAAGGCGCTCGTCAACTGGCATTGTCATCTCCTCGGGCTCGAATTCGGCCGTGCCCATGACATCCTGAATAGCTGTAGAAAACTCCATATCTACATTACGGTCATTATTTTTTTCAGATAGACGTGGCTCAGGGACGGGAGGGGGAATAATCTGCTCCTGTCGCTGTGTCTCCCCTTGGGGGCGTGAAGGCTCGATGGACACAAGCTCCACCATTAGTTTTGAATGTCAAAGTTTTTACTGGGCTCCGCCGCGAAGTCGGAGCACAAGGTGAAGAGTAGACTCTTTTTGTACGTTGTAATCAGCTAGGGTGCGATCATCCTCAAGCTGCTTGCCAGCAAAAATCAGACGCTGCTGGTCTGGAGGGATCCCCTCCTTGTCTTGGATCTTCGCCTTCATATTCGCAATGGTATCAGAACTCTCCACCTCGAGTGTAATAGTCTTGCCAGTCAGAGTCTTTACAAAGATCTGCATCTACTGTAACATCAGCCCACCTTTTTAACTACTATTTTAGGTGTATTCTTCTTCTGGACTTCGACCATAGTCGCTGGAAGCTGTGCGTGTCGAGGGTTGTAATTGCTCTGGTGGAACCTCCACATTGCTGGACTACCTATCCGGAAGTTTTTACGTATAGGAGACCTGTAAAAGAACACACAGTCCTCAATCTTGTTCGACTTGCTCGTATTATCGAGCACGAGGCACTCGTAGTTCTCTGTGCAAACCTTCAGCACCTGCTCGAACATCTCAAAGCTTGGGAAGATGCCGAAAAAGTTTTCGTAGAGCCGCTTCCTATTCTGCACAATAGGCTCTCGAAACACAAATACATAGTCGCACTGCCCTCGCAGGTCAGGGGGCAAGTCCATACAGTACTGCATAGTCAGCATGAAAAAGAGCTTCCAATGTCGGCCGTTGTAGAAGGTTTGTCGGATACACAAGTCTTTCATTCGACTCTTTTCATACATGCAATCATCCAGAAGAAGAAAGGCGGGTTGAACCTTGTTCAGGTTGGCGAGCGTCTTTTGTCGAGCCAGAATCTTTTCAACCGTCTCCTTTTGATAATCACCATGGATGAATAAATCAGGAACAAACTGCTTGTAGTGATGGTTACCCTCTTCTGTTGCACTCATCACTACACCCACTGGGATGTGTCTCTTGTGCCAGAGGATGTCAGTCACGAGAGTCGATTTACCACTCCCACGCTTCCCTATGAAAATACACACCTTGTCATCCGCAATCCTTGTCGGGTCGAACCTCCTGAGCTGCAGGTTCATCTACTATAAAGGGGATTTTGACTGTTAAAAAAATACGCGCAACCAGTAGTAATGTCATCAGCTGGGTGGCTTAAAATAGCGGCTGAGGGCGTACAGGACGTATATATCAATGGCACTCCTGATGTTTCATACTTTACAACACTCTACAAGTCTCACTCTTCTTTTCTCCTCAACACATTCGAGATTCCGTTCAACACCCCACCACTCGCGTCTGGTGGAAACGCAATTTGCAGAATCCCTTACAAGGGTGACTTTTTGCGCGGCTTGTCCCTGAAGGTGAATCTCCCTTCTGTGTACACCCCTGGACCAGGATGGATCAAAACTCTTCGATACTCTCCAAGTCTTCAGTTCAACTTTAATGACGGATCAAACGTCATCATCAACGCACAACAGACACCTTCCAATATCTTTGCAACCTACAACGAAATCTCCAATGTCTACATGTCCCTCTCAAATATCCAGGGTTCCTTGAACAGTGAAATGTACATCTACGGAACCCCTTATATAGGTTTGGTGAGGACATCTAATGTTATTGACACTGAATATATTGTATCCAACCTGATTACCCAGCAATATGTTGAACCAGTCACTACAGTCACTCACATCAACTTTGCAAACTGTATTGCCAATGCCACAACAACAAACATCACCAACGCTCTTCTCTCTCCGGTGACATCTCTGTATGTAGCACCAGTTGTGGGGATGAATGTTTTTAGCACAGGGTATACAGGAGCAGTCAATGTAGTGACTGTCAATTCATACGGAGGTAACCTATTTGACACGTACGTGAACCTTACATCCCAGCAGCCCAAGTCATTCAATCAGACTGTTTACTACTCAAATATAACCACCACGTATTCTACAAGTAACGTTACAGATCTCTATTTTACTTATACCGGCAATGTGGCCGCTCTGAGTGATGGCATGATTGTGAATGGATCTGGATTCACCGGTACAGTAACTGCCAACATCTACAATTCAACCAACGGGAAGCTCAACTTTACGTCTCAGCAACCCAACTCCTTTATTTCCAATAATCTATCGTTTGTGACTTATTCTAACATTTCAACTGCAAACATTACACAGACTCAGTTTACCGTCACCTCATCTCCAGCATTCATAGCCAACTCAATCTTCCCAGGTATGAATGTATATTTCGTGTCGACTGGTTTCAACGTGACATCAACTCCAAACGTAGCAAGCGTGAGTGGATCTGTCATCACTGCGAATATCATCTCACAACAGCCTCAAAATGAGTCCGGTACTATGTTTATATCGAATATTGTGGCTACAACCAACTTGGCTGACATTAACACCACTCTTCTTGAGTTTTCGGATGGTCCATATGGTGGACTTACTTATGGAAATATCTATGGTCTTCCATTCACAGCCAACGTAGCAACCGTGTTCCCATCTGCAATCTCTGTCAATGTATCGAGTCGCCAACCATTTTCATTCACCACTCCGGTAAATGTATTCTTCTCTACAACAACCTCTAATTTATCAACTGTCAATATCACCACATCTAACATTGGTTTCTTCAGCCCCAGTGCCCCACCCCTAGTCGGTGACGTTCTCGCGTTTTCTGGTGGTCTAGGATTTGGTTCAGCGACTGTTACGAGCAACACAAACTATCCTTCTGATGTGACTGTCAGTATCGCCTCTCAGCAGCCCAAGAGTTTCTCTAATATAGGTGTAACATACACTGGTGGTAAATCAGCCACCGTCTCCACTCTTAACGTCTCGAGACTTCAAATGCTCGTGGCCAACCTGATAGGACCTGACCCTAGCTCTATTCTTTACACAAACATCTATGGAACCACAAATCTGGGTGGCTATACCCTTCCATATTGGGGACCAGTTCAGAATGTCATATCATATACAGCCCCCAACTTGATTCTGAGTTTTCCACCCCAGCAGCCAGTCTCATTCACTAATAACTATACTGTATACGCCTTCACTTCAGCCAGGGTGAAAACTGCCAACATCACCACCGCTGTTTACTCATACACAGCAACTTCCGGGAATGTACTCGCGTCTGTTGGGCAGTATGTCAGCAATATTCTGACCCCAAGTCAGGACTATATCACTGCTGCTAACGCAACCTCATTAGTTGTAACTTTCCCCCCTAGACAGCCATTCGTCAAGAATAACTTTCTGTCTTACATCTCACCATATGCAAATATGACATATGTCTCGACTCCTATTACTAGTGCAACATTCAATATTTCTAATACATTTGGAGTCATTAATCAAATATTTAAGACTACTGGTATTACTGGGCCCGTCATACCATCAAATGTTACTTCAACCACCATGACTGGAAGTTTCGATACTCAGCAACCTTTCAGCTTTACAAACAACATTGTCACTTTTCAGTCTTCTCTCGCTCTGGTAACAACCAACACCATCCCAAGTTCTCTCGTGACGGTCAATTCCGGAACTTTGCTCACCGGAGCAACGCCAAACTACAGCATGCTAAGGACGAGTAACAGCTCACTCATAGGTACACTTTCGAATGTTGTGACCATAAACGCAGCCGCAAGATCTGCAACTCTCACATTCCCTTCAGTCCAACAGCCTCTGTCGACATCCGAGTCAGTCTATGTGGGATATTCAGCTCAGGCAACTACGAATCTCGTGACATCATCCAATGTGACTCTCAGCGGAGTTTTGGGAACTGGGGCGACGATTCAACTCGGGGCAAATGTCCTAGGGATGGGGTACACTGGCATAGCAACTGTGGCTCAGATCATAAGTGCAAATACATCTCTCAGACTGACACTCAGTACCCCCCAGCAGCCAGCATCGTACAGTAACCTCATGTTCTTTTCACCCTCTCAAGCTGATTTCACCTCACCATCAAGTATCCCATGGCTCACCTTCCCAAAGCTGACCGCCCAGAACGTGGCTGTGTTCTATAACCAGACTACTCAAAAGTGGAACTTCAAATCCTTCAGCAAGCCGATATCCAACCTTGCGTTCACTAGCTACGAGAATATGGTGTTTTGGGGGTTTGATCCACACAACAGGGCATAAAATCTCTGTATATGAAAGGATGCCGACTCTAGTAGATGGGAGTCTGTTGGTTGCAGGTGACTTGTTTATATACGGTAATATCGCTCCACCACCCACGGCTGGTGGTATCTTGCCACTCATTACAGTCATGAACATCATCAGTAATGTGAATGTGTTCGGGACTCTGGTGGCTCAGAATGATGTGGTTGGTTTTTCGGCGCTTTGTGATGGGAGATTCAAGTCGAATGTTCTGCCACTTGAAAACTCTCTCGATGTGATTCGGGCTCTGAACCCAGTATCATTCACATGGTCAGACAATCTGCCAATTGCAAAGCCAGGCAAGGCTGGTACACGAGACATTGGGCTCATTGCCCAAGAGGTGGAGGAGGTTGAGCCCTTGGCGGTGAGTAACACACTCGAGTTCAAGACTATCGATTGGGCCAGACTTGTTCCCCACCTTATTCAGACTATTCAGGTGCTTGATCAGCGCATTTGCAAATTAGAAAATGTCAGTAAGGAGTAGATATGGTGTTGCCCGCCCCACCACCATCAGTTGGTAATTCCATCACCGCCGGAGCCATTCTGGCAGAGTATGGCGTCAACCCACCATTCGACTTTGAGGAGCTCTATGGAGTCCGGCCACAGATCCAGTCCTCTGGCCAGATTGCACTGTCAAACTTTTACGGTGTCAACTCGTTCTCTATTTTCATCCCTTACAACACGAACGGGAGTCAGCTCGTAGAAGCAAACTTTACTATGGTTCAGGCGGGATTCAGTGCTGGGAACGTGTTCAGCAACTCTTCCGTGTACATTGACTCTGTGGCGAATCGGATGATTGACTCGGCTGAACTCTATGTCGGCGGTCAACTCATAGAACGGATCACGGGTGAGTTTATACAAATTGAAGAGGAGTTGACAATCCCATACGAGAATCAGACTGCTCTGAACGTCCTCATAGGTAAGGGGGATGCAACTGTAGGTGTCAACCCAAGAACCTATGTTGCAAATATGCCATTCTACTTTTACAATAAACCTGAGCTTTCTCTGCCGATGGTGGCTCTTGGCCGACAAGATGTCGAGCTCCATGTCAACTTCAGACCTCTGAGTGAATTGCAGAGTACCATCACCCAACTCCCAACATTCTATGATGCAACCATTCTGGCCGACATTGCATTCATTTCTCAAGAGGAGATGAAGTTTTTCAAAGAGAAGAGGCTCGACTACACCATCAGCCAACTCCAGAAATCATCTTCAGTCATCCTGGCCAACTCCTCCGAGGCTCTCTACCAAACCTATTTCGTCAATCCAGTATCCGAACTCTACTTTCTGGTGCACACTGGCACATTCCAGTACTCGAACGCACTTAACCAAATTCAACTCTACTACAACGGTCAATTGGCGTTCGATGATGATTCTACTGTACTTCAGATTATTGAGCCACTCTACAAGCATACCAGCTCCCCATCAAGTCCGGTCTACGTCAAGAGCTTTGCCCTCCAGCCAGAACTGGGTGACCCGAGCACATTTGTAAACATGTCCCGCATCCGCCAGCAGATTTACAATGTCAAGTTTGATCCCTCGCCATCCCAGAGGAACTTTGTCATCTATGCCAAAAACTATAATATCCTTCGGGTGGAGAATGGCCTGGCTGGCCTGCTGTTCAACAGCTCAAAGTAAAATGGGGTTACATATCAGGATGTCTCTTAGAGACTTTTTGGACGCCAACGAGGCTACACACTCATACTTTCTCAACAAGTATGATGGCACAACCAGGTTCCAAGTTCAGACGCTCGAAGTGAGTACAGATTCAGATGCTCGATTTGGTGGGACATCATGGACGGTCTTGCCTCACAGAGGAGATGTCATCTCACGTATCATCCTGAAGGTGGAATTTGAAGAAACCAACTTGGCTTTTATCCAGTCTGCTGGGACATACATGATTGATCACATAGAGTTGTACTGTGGTAGACAGCTCATAGAAAGAGTCTATGGTGAGTACATTGAGCTTTTGAATGACCTGACGGTTCCAGAGGGGAAGCAGCCTTCTCTGGGCACTATTCATGGCAAGGGTGTGTTTGCGAGAAGCCCAAATTCATTCTACGTGGTTGTGCCATTCTCACTCGTCAAGAGAGGCTTGCCTCTGGCGGCTCTGAAGGAGGATACGGTGATTCAGATTAAGATTCAGTACAGAGATGGTTTCACGTTTGCGGCGCAATCAAACGATGCAGGCAACTTTATTTTGCCTTATGAGCGTCGGACACCCATCAACCAAAAGTTTCTCGTAGATTACGTCTATCTATCTGATGACGAGGCTAAAGGGCTCCAGACCAAACCCCTCGAGTACATCATCGAGCAGGTGCAGTTTTTCCAAGGCACCATCCCGTCACTGACATCCAATGTATCGTTCAACCTGAACTTTACCAACCCCGTCAAGGATATGTTCTTTCTGATCCAAGACTCAAATGCCACGCCATACTCGTACTCGAGCAATCTGCAGAATTTGAGCCTTGTGCTCAATGGTCAGAGTGTCATATCAGCTGACATAGGCATCCCTCTGTACCTCCATAACGTCCAGACAATGGACTACTATACGAGAACCCCCAATCACAACTTTTTCGTGTATTCATTCTGTCTCGACCCTGAGAATGATGACCCGACAGGTCACCTCAACTTTGGCCGCATAGGCCGCCAGACAATCAACGTCAGTACCCGGTCGGCTCCATCCGACAGCTACTTCAGGGTGTATGCTCGCTCGTACAACATCTTCAAGATTGAGAATGGCGCCGGACTGATGCTCTTCAACAATCTGCAGTAGATTATGCTACTGTGCATCGTCATCGTAAACCACTGGTGGTGTGCTGGCATCATAAACAATTGGAAGTGTGCCACCAGATGTTTCGTCATTAGGCTCGACTGGTGTGGGAACTTCGATTATGTCCTCTGATCCTGGATACAACTTTTTGAGCTCCTCATACAATATATCATATGGGCTTTTATCATCTATTGAAACCGCCGTAACTGTGAGAGGAAATTTTATATTAGAATATGGTGTTCTTGTGGCATCTTTGTACACCTTATACTGAGACCCAATCTGATAGTTTCCACTCATATCACGAGGAAAAACAGTTATAGATTCACCTGAAAAACTCATGTACACGTTGCTCACTTTAATCCCTACTGGAAGTACCGCCTCTGGAACAATGATACCCATTACTTTTGCTCCAGAAGTTTTTCCAGTCTCTCAAGTCGCACTTCAAGTTCTTCACGTTTTGATCTTTCTTCTTTAAGACCCTCAATAAGTAGACCCACCATGTTACCATATGCTACTGTATAGAACCCATTCTTTTCTGTGTGCACCGCTTCAGGTATAACTTTCAATACTTCTTGAGCAATAACTCCTAAATATTTTCGTTCTTTGTCCTCTAGATCAGTTCTGGTATATGTATATCCATTGAGTGCACAAACCTTGTCAAGAGAGTTTTCAAGACGTGCAATATTCGCCTTGTGTCTAATGTCAGAATATGCTGTAATATCAGCAGATGATACAATCGATCCAGCTACAAACGCCTCATACGCTGTTCCTGGATTGTTGTAGATGGCGATTCTTCCCCCACTTTCGATTGTTATCTGAGAGGCTACACGTCCACCCCAGTGCATACCGATACGAGGTGATATAGCAACTGTGTCTGCCTGTGCGCCTCCCTGATTAAACTCACGAACTTCAATAGCAGCTGTGTTATATCCCGCTCCAGCCGTACTACTGTATGGGATGACTCGGGCCAGAGTTGAGGTACCAGAAGCTGTCATAGTTGTTGCGGCCACTGTACCACCAGACTGATTCGTTGCGGTACCGGCGGTTGTTGCGGTGGCGGCATTTCCTGCAATATTACCAAAAACATTGTCACCATGAACCTGACCAGTTCCTGTCATCCCTGAAACGGCTCGATCATCTGCCGACCATGCAACACCCATGAGGTGGGCTCGACCTTTGACAAGTTGTATACGAAGTCTGTTATATATCCCCATACCAACAACAGGTATGACAACAGCCGCAGAGTGATTTACTCCACCCACATTGACAATATTATTGATAGCATTGTGTCTATGTATAAACACGTAGGTTGCAGAATCAGATGATTGACGTCCATAAATATCGAAATATCTGCAGTTAGACCAGTTGAGATGAGCAATATATGCAGTCTTGGCTCCAGCCGGGACTGTGTAATCTACCCATCCGGACCCCGTTGAATCAGAATCTAATACAGAATATAAGTTTCCTACTCTTCCATCATTAGGTGAGAAGTGGATGTCGGAATGCCAATTACCTGTAGTAGCACCTTCAGAAATCCAATCTCCCGAAGCTGAAACGGCGGCGTAATTACTAGCAAGAGTATAGCTAAAAAATGCTTGACCATTACTTGATCCACCAATGCTCAAACCGTTCGCGAATCCGGTTATACTTGTACCTGGACCCGAGAATGCTGCACTAGCTGTTATAGTTGTACCTCCGATGGTTGTCCCTGAGATTGCACCTGTAGATGTGACCGATGCACAAGCAACTGCATTCGACCCGACGATAGGTCCCACGAGCGATGTGCCTGATACGGTTGTCCCTCCGATAGTTGTCCCGGAGATTGCACCTGTAGATGTGACCGATGAACAGGCGACTGCATTTGACCCGACGATAGGGCCTAGAAGAGAAGTACCGGAAATTGCAGTTCCGGAGATTGTTGTTCCAGAGATTGCACCTGAAGACGTGACTGATGAACAGGCAACTGCATTCGACCCGACAACAGGACCTAGGAGAGAAGTACCAGAGATTGCTGTTCCGGAGATGGTTGAAGCGCTAATAGCATTAGAACCAACAATAGGGCCAAGATGAGAAGTACCCGAGATTGCTGTTCCGGAGATGGTTGTTCCAGTTATAGTATTCGATCCGACAATAGGGCCTAGGAGAGATGTACCGGATATCGCTGTTCCGGAGATTGTTGTTCCTGAGATTGCACCTGTGGATGTGACCGAAGAACAAGCAACTGTATTCGATCCGACGATAGGGCCTAGGAGAGAAGTACCGGAGATGGCTGTGCCAGATATGGTTGTTCCGGAAATTGCACCAGAAGACGTGACAGAAGAACAAGCAACTGTATTTGCACCTGAAAGTGACCCATACAGAGTAGTACCTACGACAGATGTTGCCGTGACTGTTGTAGTTGAGATGGTATTGGAGCCAACAATAGGGCCGATGAGAGATGTACCTGAGATTTCAGTTCCTGAGATGGTTGTTGCTGAAATGGTATTACTGCCGTTTAACGGCCCAACGAGAGGATTACCACTCACCTGCTGAGAACCTACGAGAGATGTGCAAGTAATGGAATTTGAACCTGATATGATTCCGTAAATCTCCGAACCCCATATCTTACCTGTTGAACTCACGCTCGATGCTGAAATCGCGTTCGAACCAACAATAGGGCCTAGGAGAGATGTACCCGAGATTGCAGTGCCAGAGATTGTTGTGGCTGAGATGGTGTTAGTACCAGCTAATGGCCCAGCGAGGGTGCCTGAGATGGTTGTCCGTGAGATGGTTGCTGGAAGATCCCCATTCTGAATGACTGACATTGATACGTTTGTCCCGTCACCTCTCAGGAATGAACCAGATGTCACCGATCCAGCGATAGCATTGATGGCACCCTGCTGAGTTGCTGAACTGGTTCCACCACTCGATATAGCCAGAGCCGTCCCGAGAGTCATGTCAGTTGTAATTCTTGCGTTACCAGTCACATCAAGAGTATAAGCTGGAGAAGCCTGCTTCACACCAAGTCTTCCGTTTGAGTTGTTCCAGAAGAGGTCAGCGGGGAGTGTAGCGGCTGAAAGCTGGCTGGCAGTCAGGTATACAACACCTCCCGCACTTCCGGTAGGTGCAGGACCAGTTGGCCCCGTCCATCCAATGGCTCCTCTCTGGCCAGAGAGTCCAAAAGTCCATTGCCCAGTTGCACTCGCCGTTGTTGTGAAATCAACCTGGACAGTGTAATTGAGTCCGGCGATATTCGTAATGATGCCATCGAAGTAGGTTGATGTGTTGATTGCGACTCGCACAGTCTGATTGACAAAGAATGCCGATTGCAGGTTGGTCAGAAGGGTAACTATGACACTTCCACCAACGATGGGTGAAATAGAAGTACCTGCAGCCGTCTGGTATGGTCCGTATCCAGGTCCAGTGAAACCGGTGGGACCAGTTATGCCTGTTGGTCCTGTGGTTCCCTGAGGTCCTGTAGGTCCTGTTGGGATGCCAGTCAGCTGACTAGCTGAGCCGACGAATGTACCGTAAAAGGATGACGCTGTGACGTTACTCAGGCCAGCTATATTCTTCCCGCCGTAGTAGAGCGTCTCGCTCATTTACTATAACTAAGGAAATGTTCACCATGTATATACATGGAGGACAACTTTATGGATGCTGTGAATGAAATCATTTTACCCGTGATGGAGTCGGCCACCGTCCTGGCTGCTCATTACTGCAAGGCGTGTGGACGTAACACTGTGACTGACAAGGATGTGGAGTACGGACTCAAGTTTGCCATCCGCCACGTCACAGGCCGGCAGCTTGGTACCCTGTATCCTGAGATTTACGAAGACTCGGAGTCAGACGAGGAGCTGGAGGTGGTGGATGACTCGGATGAGCCATTTACGAGATATGAAGGAACAGAGGATCTTTACTCAAAGATGAATGAGTGCTTTGACACTTGGAGTTTGTGGGTGCCAGAGACACCAGCCGAGCGCTTGCTAAAAAATAGTGCAGACAAAGTAGGGAATGAATGAAGAAATAGAAGGATATACAGGAAATAATTACAAAAAGTGGATCCCGGAAGATGTTACTGGATATGACTATAGGATGTACTGTGAATGGGAACCCGAGGATGAGGAGGAGCCCCAACCACCAACCAAGACCTTTACAAAAATCATCCAGGAAGAGGAACCTTTTGACTGACTTTTTTCTATGTAGATACTAAATGTCCGCCGAGTCTTATTCCCTGCCCAAGCTGCCCCCAGCTGTCATGGACTTTGCCACACAGGTTGAGTCCCAGTCCCTCAATGCAGTTGTTGCCGGCTTTGCATTCGCCAGCGCAATTGCATGGATGGATGTGGTTCGCTACCTGATCTCCATGATCATCAGCGTGAACAAGAACAGCCCCAACTACTATGTGCTGAGCGCTCTGTTCACCACCATTCTGGCCATTGCCGTCTTCCAGTTGACCAAGCGGGTGGCTCGCAACGTGGCCATCAGCCAGCCATCGCCAGCTGTGTACGCAGTGACCCGCGGTTAAGCACACTAGCGGTCCTCTCATAATCTAGGGTTTACAATTTGTTATAATAAGGGCTTAGAGCCACACACTGGGGAGTCTGCGCATGCAGATTCATAACCATCACCCCACCTGTCGCAGTCTGTGGCGAGAATACAACTCGCCCACACGGAGTTGTGACAGGTGCAATATAACCAACATTACAGGTGACGCTGTAGTATAGACCAGAGTAAATGTCAAAAACAGTCACAGAGGCGCCATTTGTGGACATGACCACCTTACCGTTTCCGGCGAAACACCCCCATGCCGATCCTGCTATAGTAGGACCTTCGATGCCAAGTGCACCAGCTATGTAATACGAGTAATTCGAAATGTTAGGAATGATGAATGTTCGTCCAGTCGGTAGGTATACACCACCTCTAAAAAAGCCAGGTCCAGTTGCTAAACCCTGAACGGATTGTAGACTATTGAACGCATCTTCATCGTATCTGTATATGTACGCGAAGATATCCTCATCGGGAATCAGAAGAACTGTACCGTCAGGTCTCAGAACGCACCCGTTGAATGATACTATTCCCACACCTATAAACTTTTGCTCCACCCCAACATCCGCATACGGATTCAGCTCATGAAGAATAGAGCCGAGTTGATTCGGTATACACAGGACATTGCCATTGGGTAATAGGCATCCTCCTAGGAATCGTCCCGGGAGAGGTGACTGGCGCTTTCTCAGAATATTGGTGTTTGGATCGTACATGCACATAAACGCATTGCTGTATGGGATAAAAACTACATTGCTGTCAGGTGTGAGAACACCCCCACGCCACCCACCACCGAGTGACGATATTCCATCGCCAACTGGAACTATATTCGAAAAGGTATTCGTCTGGATGTTGAAGAAACCAATAGATGTGGCTGTGTCTGGTACAAAGCATACTCTGCCATCTGGCAAGAGGACGCTGCCGTACCAACCCGTTCGCCCGTTTGTAGAGTAGTAGGATATGGGGCTGTTGGTGGTGGGAGTCGACCACCACATCTGCTGAGAATATGCATTGCTAAAGTTTTGAGTTATAGACTGGTTGATATACACAGAGTTGCTCGCGCCAGGTCGGAGGAAGACACCAGAACGAGACAAGTCAGTTCCGTAGCTCACATTTGTCTGAGTACTGATCGTGTTTGAATAGCACAATACCTGCCCAACTATATTCGACGCTGCTATGAAGCTGGTGGTGGCAATGTTATTCTGGAATGATTTGATGTTTCCAGAGAGTGATCCAACAATCAGGGTCTGCGTAAATACATTTGTGCAGAACACTGCACCTATAAAGTTGGCGCTAAATGTCGACACATCTCCATTGACTGTTATAGTATTTGATCCTGATATACCTCCTATGAGCTGAGGACTTATCATATCCCCGTTTGTTCTTACATAGCCTGTACTTGTCACACCCCCATAAAACCCCGAAGCTCTGAAGAGCCCCAGAGTTTCCATGTTATTCGACCCAAACACGTTGCCGATGAGTGTTCCAGAGTAAAGAGTCTGATCTATGGTGATGTTGTTGGAATAGGCAGTGACACCACCTATGAGGTTTGAAGCGATACAAGTCGATTGTGTTACGAGTGGACCACTCCCCAAATTGATGTCACCTACAAAATTCTGCGCAATGGCAGTCGAACCAGTCTGAACAGTATTAGCGTATGATACAATAGGGCCAATTATATTACTGGTGATCAGATTGGCTGAGAATGATCTATCAGATATGAGATTCAGAGCCGTCAGACTCGATGCCCAGACATTCGTGACTGAGATGTTGTTGGCATATGTGTTGAGAGCTCCGTTAAACTCTCTTGCTGTGGTGGTCCCACCCACAGAGACGTTATTCGCAAAGGCTCTGATGGCTCCGTAAAGGGTTGTCCCTGTCAGGGTTGTTCCAGTCGATAGAGTGTTGGCTCCAAGAACTGCACCCCTCAGACTCGTCGAACCAGTCACAGTCCCTGTTGTCACAATGGTATTGGTGGTTGAGAAACTACCCAGAAATGTTGCAGCTGTAAGGGTGCTTGTACTAGTAATAGTGTTTGTGAACGTATTTACTATTCCTATGACATTACCACCCGTGATAGTAGTTGACGTGATTGAATTGGTATAGCTGATAAGAGGTCCACCTACAATGTTGCTAGCTGTGATGACATTACCAGATACCGAATTGGTATAGGGTGTAAAGTTGCCAACGAATAATCCCACATCCATACCAGACGCTAGTGATGTAATCATGTTACTGGTAGCTCGGGTGTACAGGGCATTGCAGGTTATTTGAGTGCTTGTTATGACCGAGTTAGATCCAACTAGAGGTCCGAGTGTCAGAGTGGAAGCAACTATATTACCACTTATTACGTTAGATCCTGTTATTCCAGATGTTATATATGTCCCAGTTGAGACGTTGACCGTAAGTATGTTGTTTGCGTATGTGTTGACTGCACCCACCATAAGGACTGAAAAAGCGTTTGATTGAGTTTGTGCATTTGAAACTATAAAAGTACTTCCTCTCAGACCACCCGCTATCAGAGTCCCTCCGACAAACAGATTACCTGTAGACATAATGTTGGCGTAAGGCTGCAGGGTCCCGATGAAATTGACGAAATTGATATTTGAACACGCGATCGAGTTGGTATAGGCGAACAAGTTTGCACCTGTGATGTTTGAGGTGAGTAGTAGATTGGACCCTCGGATGAGTGACGGGGAGGTAAATCTCATACTGAGAAAGTTCAGGTTTGTGGTGGGAATGTCTAAATTATCAATACCACCGATATAGCCCGGAGAGTTCATCAGAACATTTGAAAAGCCTGGGACGAGAACATTGGCTCTCTCAGTCAGAAACCCTACTGACCCATCAAGGTATCTCGCCTTGTAAACCTGAGTGTAAGGCATTCTACTATTACAATTTGTTTAAATATGGGCTAAGAGCTGCCGTAGCAGTCACAGGTGTCTGACCGATCAGTAGACCTGTACCAACTATTGACCCGTTTGGCACAAGGAGCCCGCGACCATCCTGGAGAGGAACGGCACCGGAATACGATCCATACATAGGAACAGGGGTCAAAGTGTCAGTATACGGATCGAATACTGCACCCGTGCTTTGTGTAGTGCCAAACAGGATTTTACCATTACCGAGTGGGCAACAGGTTGATAAATTTGAACTCACGGATGTAGCTGTAGAAAAGACTCCTCGCTGGCTAATCTTACCAACCGCCACAACGTTCGATCCTGGTGCGAGTATAACCTCACCCGTCGATGAGAAGCAAGCCCCAGAGTACTTGAGAGTACCTGCAGTGTAGCCAGTAACGTTACTGACTGCGCGAGTCCTGTAGTCATAGATCATGGCGTTGCCACTTGCTGGCGCAAGTATGACATTGCCATTCGGAAGAAGACAACCGCCAAAGCAATATGGATCAGCCCCAGCTGATCCATGAGAGATGTTAAGTGTTGCAGTCGGAGATTGCTTGGTGGGATCAATCTCGACTAGGAATGTATTTGAAGAAGGAACGCACATAACGTTTCCATTTGGCAACAGAACACCACCATTGAATCCAGTTGTATTCTGACCAAGAGACATGATGTTCTTGTTGGGATCGTAGATTCCCACATATGCATTTGTGCTCGGTATGCACACAACATTGCCGTTTGGTAAAAGGACGCCACCAACCCACTTGTTTGTACCGGCGGTGATGAAATTGCTACCCGTCTGATAGAGCTGGAACATCTCAGTGTCGCTCAGAGCTCTCTTGTAGATTCTAAACTCATCATACCCTTGATTCCCAGACTCGCCCTGATCAGGATTGATGGTGTTAAAGTTGAGACACAAATTGCTCGTGGCGTTGGTGAATCTGAAGTTGACTGCATCATTCGCGATTGATGTCCTAGTATCTTGGAGTGCACCGTTGATGAAGAGTTTGGAGGTTCCAGCATTGAACGTCAGACCTATGTGATACCACTCATTCTTGGTAAAGCTGGTAACCACATTCGAGATGATGTTGGAGGTGCTGTAGGCTGGTGGCAGATAGTACAGGGTTCTGAGATACTGAGAGCCAGACGAGTTTGACCCGTAGTACATGATCATCGATCTGGTATTTGTGAGAGTTGCCGTATTCGAAAATGCAAATACACACTTTTGGCGCGTGTTTGGTGGCAGGTTGTCAGCATCCTTGAACCAGAATGCTATTGATGCGTTGTTGGCTGTGCCAATGTCAAGTTGCTGGCCAGAGGCTATTTGGTGGGTTGCATAATTGTAGTATGGGCTCTGATAGCCAGATGGGCTAAACTGAAAAAGTGTAAGCACCTCCTGTGCAGTAAATACACGATTCTTGTATACTCGCAAATCATCAAACTGTCCATTGAATGCTCTAATGTTCGCCGCGCCAGAACGTCCCAGCCAAATATTAGCTATCGTGAAATCATTCAGGAATGCAACTGATGTTCCGACTGAGTTAATGTACAAAGTCATCACCTTACTTGCACCCCCAGAGCACGTCAGGCAGATGTGATGCCAGAAGGTTGCAGTTGGGTCATATCCTGTACTGATTGTTATGGTGTTGGACGAAGGAGTCGGTGAGCCGTTCTGACCAGTCAAGCCTACAACATTCCCTATACCAGTACCTTCACCTATGTCGAAGAACATCGGACTTGCATCCGTGCTCGTCATCCCTAGGAATGCACCATACGTGAAGAGGGATGTCTGCTTCTCATTGATATAAGCCCAAAATGAGATTGTAAAACCCCCCACCGATCCTATGTTCAAGGATGTGAGAGAATAGCTTATGTTATTTGTGGTCGATGAAAGGTTTATATTGTTGACAACCTGAATATTCTGCACAAACTTTTGAGGAGTGAACGGTATGCTCCCAGTTATGGTTGGAGTTTTTCCACCAATGACATCAACGTACACTCCATCGAATGGTGTGTAAAAAGAGAGTCCTGCGTCGAGAGTGTACGGCGGGCTCGAAAGGTACAGGGCTCTGTCAATCTTACCAGATTGGTATAGAACTGCGGTTGCACCCGTATATGGGACTGTTGTGTTATAGAGGTCTAGAATCTGCTCATTACCCAATGCCTGGCCGTATACTCTAAAGTCATCAATTTCTCCATTGTAAGCCTGACCAGCAATCTGCATTGTAGGAGTGAAAGACCCCATCAGACTTGTGTACGTTACAGTTTCGTAAAGGGATACCCACTGGCGGCCATTAATATAGACTTTCAGCTCTCCAGTCGACCCTGTTGCTCGACTTACAACAAGGGCTACGTGATACCATGTACCGATAGTCAGAGAGAAGTTCCTAAAGGCACACTCAAAGTCTGGCCCAGTGCTTGTGGAGGCATATCTGGCGAGAACACATGTTCCGTACGTCGAGTTATTGACTGCATTGAAGAGCTCTATTCTTCCAGCTGTACCAGTTGTTTGTCCAAATCTGAATATTGTCTGGAGGACTGAATTATTGAGACCAACGGGGTTTGTCAATATCTTGAACCAGCATGCGACAGTATACCCGGTAAACGTGAGTGAGGTAATTGAGGGTGAAAGTGCGTATGTTGCGTACACGGATGCAGGAGTTACGGCATTGACTGTATTGGTAAAGATGGCACTTTGGACAAACTTGGGTGTGACTGTATTGTACCCAATCGCACCGGTAACAGTAGGAACTATACCACCAAATGTATCATTAAGAGATCCGTTGAATGGCACCACCATCTTCAGATTCAACAGTGGTGGTCCCGTCACAACACCACTAGACAGCAGACCGTAACTCACTGTTGTGTCACCATCGTACTTGATGAGCGCTGCAATGTTGGAGAGTGAAACAGCATTCATTTGTGGGGTGAGTTCGGAAAAGACTCCAAACTTGGGATTGTAGCAGCCAAAGCGATCAGTATCCTTTGGTATGAATAGAACGCGCTCATCAGGGAGTGTTACTCCGCCAGACCATCCATTCGAGCTTGGCACGGGGAGGAAGGTTTGAGAAAATGAGAATGCGACTGTACTTCCACTTGCGTATGATGGAGGGCCAAGTCCAAATGATGTGTCGGGTGAGTAATTTGTAGTGGTTGGCAAAGACCCTCCGTGAATAATGCGAGCGTCGCGGATATACATATCTGTAACCGATGGTGAGTTACCCCCGTATCCCAAGAAGAAGTTGTATGGCCCAGTTAAGAATGCATAAGGTGTAGTAGTAGAAGCCCACCAGTTACCATTTACGTTTGTGTAAAATTGTCCACCAGTCAGAGTTGTGACTGAGATATAGGTCCAGGTGTTTAGAGGTATAACACTAGAAAGATTTGTTGCCGTGTTGAGCTGACCGTTACTCAGTCGGACTCTTCTAGTTAGCCTACCGGATGTGCTAAAGTATAGAGTCCAGTTTTCCGAACCCCCTTCTATAGCTGATGACATGATGTAATTGTTACTCGTGTAGCTGTTCAGGTATACCCAGGCTTCAACGAGTGTGTCAGCTTGTAGCAAGTTTTGGTTGACGGCGGGTAGGTTACCAAGATTCATGTAAGAGCCTGACACACCTGGAAAGTACACTGAGCTGAATCCACCGGGAGAAGTCCCGATTGCGAAAGTTGTGCTCCCGATGACTGGTGGCACTCGCCAGTTTTCAAATCTCACCTTGGGCGTCAGGGATGAAGTGGACCAAAAGCCACCAGCGGAGTTGACATTCGATATGTAGTGGGAAAGAGATCTCCCTATTGTTGATGCGTTGCTAGTATCTGGCCGCATGAAGATACCCATATCAGTTTGGTCAAACGCATATGTCAGGGTATTTTGAGTAAAGATGACGTTGTTATAGGCTAGTATACCACCATACATATCAGACGCTATGATGTTAGCCTGGGTCGAGAGGACACCAGTTGTATTGTTGATTGGACCGATTGAAACGGATGAAAAGATGGCTTCTGAAAAGACGTTGACTGCTATAAATTGACCAGTGTATATATTAGCAAATAGATTGGAAGCAGTAATAGTATTCGTGAAACAGTTCATTGGACCAATGACGTTTCCATTTGCAAAAAGAGAAGTCGACGCAATGGTATTTGTGTAGACCAGCAAAGGTCCCTCGACCGTCCCGGCCACAACAGATTTCACGCTAAAACTATTTGTATACCCCTGGACATCTGCAGAATAGATGCGAGTCCCGACGAAGATGTTACCTGAAGTTGCGGACATGGTATTGCTAAAGAGCTGAAGAGCTCCCTGAAATTGCGGAGCGGAGATGGTGCCAGTTGTAATCACATTAGAAGCAGACTCTGCTCTGCCAATGAGTTCGGATGCATTGAAGTTGGTGACTGAAATGGTGTTCGCTCCGATAATCCGACCAACTATGTTTGATGATGATACGTTACCCACAATCATGTTCACCGCCGAGACGTTGCCGTAAAAGCTCTGACTTGTGACACTCCCGGTCGACAGAGTCACATTGTTCGAGCCGCAGTTCATGGTACCAACCATGGAAGATGAGAGTGTAGCCATGGTGAGAAGATTCGATCCAGCTTTGAGTTCTGTTGCACTGATGTTCTGTGCAAACACATTCGAGGCATTCACATCGAGTCCTGAATTGGTCAGAGCTCCTACAAACAGAGTTGCGGCAAAATTACCGTTTGCAGTTATATTGTTGGCGTACGCAGTAACAGCCCCAAAAGATTCACCACTGGTTGATACACCACCCTGAGACGTCACTGTATTCGATCCAATGATCCCACCAATAAAGTTGTTCGAAAAGATCTTACCACCCGATACAACATTATTAGCTCCAACTCGAGCATTCGCCACCGCCAACTGACCAGTCAGACCGTTTGTGGTTGTTATGCTGTTCGAGCCCGAATTAAACTCACCCCTCATCGGACCCCGTGACAACCCAACTGTGAATGTGTTGGCATACCCTTCAACGAAAAAAGGTCTCACCTCACCAGCTGTCAAGTTGTTTCCGCGAAGATTACCATTGAACACGAATGCTCCATAGGCTGAACCAAAAGCACCAGAGCCTGAGAATGCAGCATTATTAGACCCTATTCTACCATCACCAATCATAGTCTGGCATGTGATCTGGGTTGTCTGGATGAGATTCTGATAGGCGAAAACATTCGTAGTGATGGTGCCAGCCAGGAAATTACCAGCCACAATCATGTTATTCGCGTAGAGGGTGACGTTACTGATGAGGTTGTTTGTGTTGACATTCTGACTGATGAGGATATCAGATGTCGACGTCAGGAGATTGGTTCCAGTATTAACATTGTTACTGATGACGAACGTACCAGTGAGATTGGCAGTTGTGAATGCGGAATCAAGATTGAGGGTTGCTCCGGTGATGTTGCTCGAGTACACACAAGAGTTGAGCATGGATGTGTCTGACTGGATTGCTATTGAGTTTCCACGAGCATCAATATTACCCGAAGTCATGTAGACACCCACCCGACCAAGGTCATTCGTAAAGATATTATCCGATACTCTCATTGATCCTGGAACCAAAATGGGGTACACCGACCCACTGTACACTTCTGGAAAGTATCCAACTCCTGATGTGTACAATGTATTGCTCCATTCTTGTGAATATCGTGCCGAATATGGCATCCTGTTATTAGAACTTATTAAAGTACGAGCTCGTGCTCAGGTGCTCGTTCAGCTGAGTCACACCGCTTACCAACGCCACACCAAACAGTGATGACTGGGGTGCGAGGACAGCTCTCCCATCTGGGAGTGCTGTAATACCACCATATCCTGGATCTATTGCGATGTTTGTAAGAGTGTCAGAGTAAATGTCATAGACCCCGATGTTCGTCCCAGATCCTGGACCAAACAAAACCTTGCCATGCCCGAGGAGGCATCCATTCTGGTACGAGCCGTTACCAACCACTGTACTCACTGCGTTTGAATACACTCCATTTGGTGAAACCTGAGCTAGTGGGTATCCACTCGCCTTGGGAACACACAGAACATTGCCAGTTGGGAGAAGAACAGAGCCTGCATGCTTCTCGAAAAAGTTGTCGATGAGATCAGTAGACTTGGCTGGGAAGGTTTGACGATAGTCATACAGTACGAAATTACCACTGTAAGGTGCGCAAATGACATTTCCGTTGGGTAGCAGAGTACCAGAAAACTGGAATGGTGGATTACCTGAACCACCAATCACAGAATTCCTCAGAGTTCTGGAAGGATTGCTGGGGTCAAACTCTGTAAAGCTGAAAGTGTTGTATGGTATACATACAACGTTACCATTTGGAAGGAGGACGCCACCACGGAATGCATCAGCTGTTGTGATGAAAGGACCGAGACTGATGGTGTTAAGATAAGGATTGTAAAAGCCAATGTAGCTGTTACTTCCAGGAATGAATGCAATGTTGCTATTGGGGAGAAGAACACCAGAGTTCCAGCCCCATCCACCTGCTGCGGCCGTTAGGCCAGTTGGAAGAACATTCGAAAAAATGTTAGTTTTAGTGTCGAATATACCTATACTCCTTGACGTGCTCGGCACAAACACAACCCTGCCATCAGGCATGAGAACTGATGATGAGTACCCAGTCTGTCCTTGCGTGTACACATATGAGACTGTTGGTGAAGTTGTGGTGGACCACCAGGGCTGCCGAGACACTACATTCGAATAGTAGTGCGAGATGGAGGTTAAAATAGGGGCTGCATTTGAATAACTTGCTACATTCCCATAGTTGGACTTGAGCATATTCTTCCCGTACGATATGCCGCCATCGTTCACAATTGAATTCTGATAGGCGGTGACTCGAGCGAATATGAGATTTCCACTCAAACCTCCAGTCGACACGATGCTGTTGCCGAATGTCTGGACCGCACCAGTATAGTTTCCAGATATGGTACCCTGGACAAAGATGGTTCCATTCGATGCCAGAGTGAAGAGGTTGGAAATACCAGAGACTGTAATGTTTGCATTACTCTCTATCGGACCATTTCCATTGTACTTGCCAAAGAAGGTTCCGGTGATGAGACCCTGTGTAGAGATGTTGTTGGCAAATGTGTTGATGCTACCCTGGATTCCTTGCTGTGTGAGAACCGAGCCACTAGTAATGATACTGTTCGAGCCAGCATCGACCAACCCTATAAAGTTTTTTGCAATTACAGAGCCGGATGAAAAGATGTCGATTCCAGTTGTGGCTACTGGACCAACAAAGCTTCCAGAGACTCGTGTAACAGTGACAGTGTTTGTAAATGTATTCATCGATCCGGCAGTTATGTTCGAGGAGGTGACTATGGTGGCTGGTATGACGTTTGCATATGTGACAATAGTACCATTCAGTGCGTTTGATATGAGCGAGTCTGACAGAGTCACGGTATTCGAACCTATCAGTCTCCCCAAGAGGTTGCCACCCGAACTTGTAAGAGTACCAGATGTGATGACATTCAAGCCCGTGAAGGATCCTATAAGGGTTGTGGCGGTGACATTGCCTGAAGTTGTAATCTGATCGTTGAAAGACATGGTTGCGACGAAAACCTGGCTGGCGGTGAGTGAACCAGTCGCGATTGAGTTTGCGTACGATCTAATTTCTCCTATCAATCCTGTATTGGATGATATCTGAGCGCCGGACAGATTGTTTGTATAGGCTGTCAGTGAGTTGGCCGATACTGAACCAGTGACGGTGGATGCGAAAATAGGAACTGAAGAGGTCATCTTGCCCACATACTCATTGGTGATGAATTGACCACTTCCAAGAATATCACCCCTGAAGGCTCCTATGTAGCCTAGGCCTGTAGTTATGTCACCCGAAGTGGTGATGTTGTTTGAGAATCCAGTCATACTCCCGGCAAGTGTACCGGAATTGACCACAGCAGTCCTGAAGGGTGAGACATTTGATCCAAAGATTGTAATATCACCCACCGACTGGTTGAAGATTGCACTTTGTGCAGTGGCTTGTATCGTGTTTGAGCCTGCAAGTATATTTCCAGTGACTTGACCAGTAACAGTCACTGTACCGGTTGTGAGTACATTACCGATGAGATTAGTACCCACAGTCAGAGTGGACAGAGCCGTCAGGGATGCAAGGGTCGACACAGACTGGCCAGTCACCGTGCCTATGTATGTGCCAGTATAGATGTTTGCGGCTGAGATGAGGTTGGTGTATGCATTTGCTCTAGCGGCGATCGAAACAAGTGCTATGATGTTGCCGGTGGTGATGACGTTTGTGCTCACATTGATGCTGTTCAGGGACAAAACCTGACCAATGATGTTACCTCCAACAATTTCCGAACAGTTGATGACGTTCCCAGTAAATCCCCCATAAAAGTCAGTCTGACTGGGGGGTGCCGACAGTGTCATGTTTCCTGTGGTGACAATCGAGTTACCAGTCGATGTAAAGTTTGTGACTGTCACTGGGGTTGGTTTCAAAAGTGACCCTCCAAGAAAGTTGGTCAGGGGTGCAGCTTGCGATGAATAAACATTTGACCGTACCACCAATTCAGTGACACCGATTCCATATCCTATGCTGTATGTTGCCGAATATGGCATGCCTACTGTACTGTTACATTATTCTTGAAGAATACCACCTTGATGCCCATTCCCAAAAGAGCTATAATCACAAGATATAGGAAGATGCGAGGAATCTTCCTCTTGGGTGCGGGTAAGGGTGGTGGGAGCATAGACTCTACGAGTCTCTTCACCTCGAGCTCCGTCAAGTTGGGCTCTGGCTCTGGGGGAGGCTCTTTGGGCTCGTTCACCTCGAACCTCAACACAAAGGCTGTATTATCAAACCCCTGAAAATTGAGGAGCTGTCCATCCTTGTCAATCCATCGAATAGTCAAACGTGAAATCTTGCTCAAGGGTGTGTCAAAGGTAATGCGGAGCTTGTAGTCTGTCTGCTCCTTGAAGTGCTTGATGGTCCCTGATGACACATCCATAGGAATCATGCCAAAGGTGGATCGAATGGTTGTACCGGCATATGTCTCTGAAACAAGAGACTTGGAGTCAACCATCTGAACCGAACGAAGCTCGTCAATGTCCAGAAACACAAACTCATTCGTTGAAAGATCAATCACTCGATCAGACTTGACAATGTAGCGAGTCGCATAATATGGATCATTTGTGTACTCTGGAATGCTTGAACCTAAAACAGCCGTGTGAACACTGGCCGTCATACCAAGAAGATTCTGAATCTCGGATGTCAGGGGTTCGAAGGTGAAAGCTCCCACAGACGATATGATGAATTTTCCCTGATCAGCCACAAATTCAGTCACATGGGATTTACCGGTTGAATCAGTGACTGACTTGGAGAGTCCACATGCTGAGTAAAAGCCTGGGGAAAGTGAAAATAAGGTTGAGTTGATCTGAAAGACGTTCGACCCTGAGGTTAGATTGTAGAATGAGTTTGGCACCTTGGCTGATACGAGGTCAACCGCCACAATTTGCTGGATGGGTGTAGTCAAGTGGAGCGTAAACGAGTTCCCACTTGGGTACAGTGTTGTGTCCCTGTTTGTTGAATCGGCGTAGACATACACCATTTCTATATTATACTCAGAAAAGTTCATTCCAAGAAAGTAACGCTTGAATATTCACCGCCGAGCCTCCTGGTTTGATATTCATAACTGCGAGAGTAATAATATCAGATGTGCCTGTGAACGAGTTTCTTCCTATTTGAGAAAAATACTTACTCAGTTCAATTACTGAACCTCCAGAAGCTTGGTTAGTTCCAGTTACTATACCACTCGCAAATTGATCACATGTTGTTGTTGTGAATGATGTTGCATTGCCATTAAACTGTATTTGAGCACTCGACACATGAGGTATAAAAACAGGATTTCCTATATTAGCAGAAGTGACATTGCTCCATAGAGCCCACTGGAAAGTATCATTTGTAGTGCACACCACCTCAATTTGACGAATCTGCACAACCGCATCCAAAAACCCGTCAGACAATTTTATGGACATGAGAGGATACCACACACCAACAGTCATCGTTCGACTAAAATATGCGATATTCGAGTGCAAGGCATATTGCTGATCATATCCACCCTCGGAGATAACTGTAGAACAAACTTGCATAAGATTTGATACCGGAGCTGCACCTGTTGTGTTTTGAATTTCATAGCGCACCGGATTTATAGCCGAAGTCATGTATGGGTAGTTTAAAAAGTTTGCATGGTTGAAAACATGGCATATTATGTATCTACCATCAATTACAAAGCCTGTCCTAACAGAGCCAACTCCTAGCCATTCTATGTCCGTCCAAAAAATATGACTCTTTGTCATGTCGATCGTGATCCCTGATGGACCAAACCCATCCAGATGATCCGTGTTCCATGCAGACTGAGCTACTGTGGTATTTGTAACTGTACCAAGAGAGTTGCTTCGGCGCACCATGTACAACTGGTCACTGAGTTCGACATATATACCATCATTCACATCAAAGTATCCCACCCGTTGGACAAGCCCGTCTGATTGGGGAGCCATGACGAATGTCGCCATAACGAGTAGCGACTTTCCAGGCTGATAAGTAAATACATACTTGGTCTCCCGTGCAGCAAAAGAACCAAGCACATTGGAACACATGAGATTGCAGGCTGACATTTGTTGCATGTATGTGATGGTACCATTGTTAGCTACGTTTGAAGAAAAAGACTTGTCAAGCTGATAGTGTTGGTGCGAGTCAAACAGGGTATGAGGCTGACTAACTCGGAGGCGGCCAAATGCATCGAGTGATGTTGCCGACCCTAAAACTACCTGATTGTTTCCAACGTCTGAAGAGCAACAGTGCTGAGTTCCATTGAAGACGCTCATCTACTCTTCTTCATGAAAGAAATTACGAGTAGCCCCATGAGAAGTACTGCACAAACTGCAATGATAATCATCCGTCTCTGATCAGGGCCCTTGTCAATTTCGACGGGTGTGGGGAGACCCTCTGGGCGCTCCAGTGTCACTGGAGTCTCATCACATATCAGTCTGAGCAGGAACGAGTTTTGCTCGACTCCATTGAATGCCAGCAGATTCCCGTACGCATCCTGCCACCGAACAGTCAGCTTGGCTACTTTCGGTATTCTCTGAGGAAAGTCGGCACTCATATACGTGTCAGAATTCGAGTCATAGACCTTGAACTTGCCTGGATCAACATCCATGGGGAACATGGCAAAAACTCGCTCGACTCCTGGTGAGTCGGTAGTCTGCCGAACAATAGTATTTCCTGAAGGTGTTGTGGATGTCACCGTCACCATCTTTCGAGCATCGTGCGTCCTGGTTGTTCGGAGCTCCTCGATATCCAGAAACACAAACTCATTGGTGGCTGTGTTGATAACATTAGATGACTTGATGAGGTACTTTCCGCTAAAAACTGTATTGTTTGCATATTCAGGGAAGGTTGAAGATGCAGCCGAGTTTAGGGTTCCGGTGATGCCTGTGAGCCTGGTTGCCTCTGCAGTGAGTGGGGTCAGTGAGAAGGTTGAGTCTGTCGAAATGAACAGAAGCTTCCCCTCCGCAGGCAGTACATTCGTTGTCAGTGTCGGTACATTCTTGGAAACAGTCAGAGTGTTGGACAGCTGATCAGCGGAATAGAAGCCTGGTGGCAAATAGAGATTGGATGATGATACAGAATTTGCATAGGTGAGGAATCTGGGGGTGTTGATATTGTACATTGTATTTGGGACCTTTGCAAACATGAGTTCTACACGTGATACATTCCGTATGGGTGTTACCAAGTTTAGAACGTAGTTGTTCCCGGAGGGGTACAACGAGGTGTCTCGATTTCTGGAGTCTACATACAAGAGATACTCCATCTACTATCTGAATCTAAAACTTCTCCAGCAGTCCGCCGCCGATGCCGCTGTCGATGCTGTACTCACTCATCTGCTTACGGACCATGTCCTGGTCGCCGCAGATGCCACCTGGGGTCAGACCCATTGACATTGCCGATGTGCTGGAGAAGACACCTGGGGTGCACTCAGCCTTGTAGGGCAGGCTGAACAGGTCACCCTCCTGAGTGTACTTGGCAGCCAGGTCGACTGGACGCAGACGGTGCTGATCAAGCAGGAAGCTCTTCTTACCCATCAGCTTGGACAGAAGCCAAAGAGCCAGCAGAGCAACCAAAACGTAGGTAACCATCTGACGCTTGTTACGATTGAGGAAAGCCATTTGTTAGTAGTCGACATTATTTTTGCGTTAAAGCCAGTCGCTTCATTTCTTATAAAGTGTCAGATGGCTGACGTAGTTGTTACTAAAGATACTGGGTTGACGATGGAACTCGATGCGAATGAGCGGGCTCTGCTGGATGAGATTGACATCCAGCGCACAATTCCTATCGCAAAGCCCCCGATGAGAAAGCCACCGCCATACCGTCCCCCAATGCGACCCATGATGACCATGCCTCAGACTCCGATGGAGGAGTACGGCGAGATGGATCCTTCGATGGATGCTTTCATGAACCCCGTCAAGCGTTCAGCTGGTGGGGCTCCACCACCCCCTGAGGAGTGGGACGGAGGTATGCCACCCCAGGATGAGTTTGAGATGCCTGGTGGCGGTATGGGTGGAGGAGGTATGGGCATGGGTGGACAGATGCCAATGGGTCCTCAGCCTTCCGAGGGGTACACATCCATCGAGGATGAAAAGGCGGACCTGCTGAACAAGCTTGCGCGCCTCGAGAAGAAGGGATTCAAGACATCCGGCAAGCTGTCCACCTACTCGGATATCGAGCAGATCCGTACCGAGTACAAGCGCATCATGTACCAGATTGAGACTGACCAGTCAGTCAAGGTGGCTCGTCGGGTGATGATTGCTTGCGTGACTGGCCTCGAGTTTCTGAACAAGCGCTACGATCCATTCGACCTCGAGCTGGATGGCTGGTCCGAGAATATGATGGAGAATGTGGATGACTATGACACAGTCTTTGAGGAGCTGCACGCCAAGTACAAGAATAAGGTGGCTGTGGCACCCGAGATTAAGCTTCTGATGATGGTGGGTGGCTCGGCAATGATGTTTCATCTGAGCAAGTCCATCTTCAAGCAGGCTGGCATCTCTGGTGGTGACGCACTCAAGAACAACCCTCAGCTGGTTCAGAATATGATGGATGCCATCAAGAAAACAGCCGCTCAGAACACACAGGGTGGTGAGCGCCCACCAACTCCGCGTGACATGAATGGCCGTCGCGAGATGCGTGGCCCAGGTATCGATCTCGGCTCTCTGATGACTGGGTTCATGGCGCCACCACCACCAGCCAACTCTCGCCCAGTTGTTCGCGAAACTCAGCCAGCTCAGATGCTTCCTTCAGACGATGACCTCTCTGACATTGTATCAATCACATCAGACACGAAGGATGTGACGATCAAGTCGGTGGGCCGCAAGCGAACAACCAAGAAAAAGAAGGAGGTGACACTATAAAAATCTCCTCTAATTTAAATGCTATCATATGCACCAGTTGACTTCAGCCCGCCACCCACAAGATACAAACCGGTGCTTCACAAAACAGGTCCAGTTGGTGAAGTAACGGAATGCAATTATCTAGTAATGTTTTTTGTCATTGGAGTTTTCTTCATGGCAATCGTCGATGGATTCAAATAAACAGACAGCCCTGAGGCTTTTGTTCAGGCTCCTTCTCACAGGCAAAGCCAGACTCGCGATACATGTTCAGTCTCTTTTGCCACATCGCAAAGAGGACGCTCCAATGATCTACTATGTCATAGATCACTGGATGGTTCTGTTTCCCCTTGGTCTCTCGCAGGATGCGACCAACAGCCTGCTTCACATCAGAGTGCGGGGTGGACAATATCACAGTGTCAAGGCATGGAATGTCGAGACCTTCATGAGCTTGGCTGAATGTTGCTATAATCACCTTCTTGTGACTCGACTCTTCGAGATCCTTCTCTTTCATTCCGCCAATGTACAACCCAGACTCTGGTAGCGCCTCGTGCATCTCGAAGCAGTGTCCTCTGCGATCAGTCAGAATCAGAATCCTCCGATCATCAGCCAGGCACTCCTTCACAGTGTCCATAATCAACTTGTTCCGCTTGTCAATGCCCACCAGCAAGTTGACAATGTCAACAAGAGACACCTTGCCTATCCGGTTGATTGGCGGGCCCGAGTTGAACTCTTCACAGTCGAATGCCAGCTTCCGAACCTCGACATGTTTCTGATTCTCACGCTCCACTGTGAAGAATGAAGCCCCTAGAAACCAGTAGAGGATGCGAGTAAGTCCATCCTTTCGCTCTGGGGTTGCAGTGAGGCCAAGCGTGTACTTTGGGCAGAGCTTGAACATAAACTGAGAAAAGGCGGGAGCTCCTATATGATGAGCCTCGTCAACGATGAGGAGACCGACCGAGTCGAAAGACCCAACTGAGTGCTCTCTCTGACACATAGTCTGGATCATAGCAATTACAAAGTCGCACTCGAGCTCGCACCGATCACCCTGCACTATACCTACAGTTGAGCCAGGGCAAAACTGGTTGATGCGCTCACGCCACTGATTCGCCAAAAACTCCTTGTGAACAACAATCATCGTTCGAACTCCCAGCCTTCCCGCAATCGCAAGTGCAACTGTGGTCTTTCCGAACCCGCAAGGGAGTGAAAGAACCCCACCACTTTCCGTCCGACTGAAGCAATCCATAGCTTCATTCTGACGCGTCTGGTCGCGTAACTTGCCCGTAAAGTTGATTGTTGCTCGTGCTGGTTCTGGCCGCTTATCAACTGGTTTTCCAAATCGTTCAGTGCCGTAATATCTTGGTACGCACATATTCCCCTTTGTGTCGCATCTAAAAACCTTGAAGGATGGTGGTCGAATCCCGACTGCATTCTCGATTGGTCTTACAGTGAGCTCCTTTTTTATGTCTGGCAGGTCCTTTGTAATATATCCAGTTCTACTCAACATACTTATCAGAGCAGCTGATTTCTTTTAGTACCGGGAACACATCTCCATCCCAACGTCTATTCTCAATAACAACCGTGACAGCCTCACCAGTTGCCAAGTCCTGGACAGGCCTCAGCCCGTTCACAAGGCACATTACTCGGTTATACCTGAATGGAACCTTCACCTGAATCACTTTGTCGCTGATTCTCAGGCAGATGTACTTGCGACCCCCAACGTCAAAAAAGGGTTTCGTTATAATCGCCTCCATTTAATCTTGCCGTGTATTAAATGTGGAGATTGGCTTTAGGACTTGTTCTGGCTGTGATTCTTCTCTGGATGCTGTTCAGACGCAAGAGCGGATACAAGCCCCCTCTGTACCAGCCAACAATGACTGTGGATGAGCTAAATGTAGAGTTTAACAAGTCAGCTAGTGATCTGACTGCCGAGATGGAGGTGCTCAAGTTGATACCAGGAAACGAGTCAAAGGCTGCTGAATTTGACCAAAAGGCAAAGGAAGAGTATGACAAGATCAACAAAGAGTTTGAGTTGTGGAAGGCGAAGACGGTTGAGGCTGCCCCACCGATGAACGAGCAGCCCCCAGCCCCCGCACCAGCAGAGGTTCCAAGCCCAGTTGTCAATGTTCTCCCAGTGTCTACATCTGCAGAGACCCAGCAGGTTTCACCTCCCGCTGAGATCTCTCCCGCCTAAAGTAATAGGCCAACTCTGGGGAGTTATCATGGGCAATACCAATTGCAATAAAAGAAAGATACATACTGTCATCTAGGTCAATGCTCTTGACATTTACAACTTTAGCTGCACTCATCAACAACTCTTTGATAAACTTGACTTGTGGGAATACTCTAGGACGAAACAGATATATGCATTTATGCAAAGGAGAAAGCTTGGAGTAAATAGTTTCACATTTACGAATCGGTAAAAATCGACAAAAATCATTGAACATCGGGTGAGGAAGTGCATTCTCAAGATATGTGTATACATTACTGTAAATATCAGGGTCAATTACAGAGTACATAAACTCTGCATCCTTACCAATATCATACGATCTAATTTGACCTACTACTTCACTCTCATATTCTACGTAAAGCTCGTATTCATATCCATCATACCCAATCATCATATATTCATCTGCACGAGGTTCTTGAATCTCACGCTTGAAATGAGTCAGAAATTTATGATATCTTTCAGGGCCCAGCTTCTCATTCAAAAACGCAGGAAGATCCTTCATTTTAGTAGGTTCGAAACCGTAATTCATCCTATTGGTGCTAATTCCACCATTAGTATATTTTATTGAAATCTCCTCGTGGCATACCGAAGTCTCTTTCAGGTACTTCTCCATGACATACTCTAGAAAAATCTCTTTATACATTAGATGGCAGATGGCACATTATACTTGCTGCTATTTACCCTACTCGCTGCAATAGCCATAGGGGTTCGGATGTATATGAAGCAGCAGCCCAAGCCAGTTGACACTGGTAAGGTAAAGTCAGAGGCTCAGGCTGCTGTCGATCTCAGTTTTTCAGCTGAAGAAGCTGCCAAACAGGCTGCACCATCGGCACCAGGTGCACCAGCACCAGCCAATCCATCGGCGCCGGGAGTACCTTCAGCTCCCTCTGCACCCGGGGCACCAGCCGTACCAGGTGCTCCTGCAAAGACAACTGGCGCGACGGAGCCACCCGCCAAGACAACTGGGGGAGCAGCCTCGACACCTGCGGCTCCGGCAACACCTGCTGGTACAGCCGCAAACATAGCAGCAACTCTGGCCAAGGATCCTCAGTTTTACGCGACCATTGCAGCCAACATGGTGTCGGACAAGATTCTGAACAAGGTTTTTACAAAGCTGGCTACGAAGATGCTTGAGCGCAGTGCGTCAAAGATGGGTAGCAAGGCTTTGCTGAAGGCTTCTCTCAACTCGGCTGACAATATTCTCGAGAAGCTGGGTACGCGTATGCTCACCAAGGCTACAACCAAGGCGGCAACCAAGGCGGCTACTAGTGTCGGTACAGGTCTAGCGGCCAAGGGTGCCACTGCAGCAGCAGCAGGACCAGCAGCCCCTATCGTCGCTGCAGCAGAGTTTATCTTCAACGCAACTCTGGGATACATGGATTCTCTGAACTTGGGAGGGTTCCAGGATTACACGAGCGGTGACGATCTCATGAACCAGAAGAAGGAGATGGATAAGATTTTCAAGGAGGAGGTGGTCAAGCTCGGTGTAGCTTATCCACTGTTGTATGGCCCCCTCGACAGACTCGGTGAGTCGGGTGCCAATGCGTACACCACTGCTCTGACCACTGAGATTACAACTCTCATGGAGGCTCCGAACAACGAGTACATTGAGGGTGCAATGGTAAAGTTTAGGGCTCTGCCCGAGGCGCGCCAGGGTGAGCTAGCACTTGACAGCAACGCCATGACTGATTTCATCACGAGCAACATTGACATGGACAAGGTGATTGACACGGCGGTTAATACTCTGTGCACAAAGAACAATGGCAAGATGATAACTCTTGAAGGGGGTCGCACGCAGTGCGGCTTTTCTGATGCTAAAAGCTGTAAGAACTGGCCTCTCACTCCCCAACATCCAGTCTATATAGAATGGAACGCGACAACGAATCAGTGTGAGATTAAGCCATCCCTGATGCGCGTCACTTGTGAGAAGATGGGCAAGGGTGTCACATACAACGAGACAACTGGTTCTTGCAACCTCTCAGAGGAGTACTGCCTGCAAAAGTCGGGTACAAAGAACTGCAAGATTGGCAAGGCTCAAGACATTGCCGAGTCGATATTCGGCAGAGCATTTGTGCGTGGTATTCTGAATGTGTTTGACATTGAGAATATGTATGAGCCATGCCCCCCTGGTACAATCAATCCCACAGCATACTTGGCTGACCAAGCAAACCAAATAGTCGACAAGGCTCAAGCTGCAGCTGGTGATCTCAATAAGCTTGATGTGTTGGGGACTGTAGAGCGTAACCAGCGTATGCTCAAGGGTATGGGCAACATGAACCTGTTGTGTTTCTCTGACAAGTGCCAAGAGCCAACAGAGAAGGGTTCTGGCCTAGGCATAGGTTTCTGCTACGCCAAGTGCAAGACTGGCTACAAGTCTGATGGTGCTTCACAGTGTATAGAGGAGTGTCCACCAGGAACTGATCGCACTGGCGGTCCAATGGGTTTCACGTGCGCAAAGCAGTGCCCCGCAGGAACTAACAAGCCAACGCCAGGAGATGTTGTGTCTTGTACCCGACCAATGCAGGTGGGTCGCGATCCGATTCCCGCCAAGCCCAAGTGTGACCCGGGTGAGGAACTAGGAATGGCTGGAAGTCTCCTATGCTACCCGACGTGCAGGGCTGGTTACAAGTCTGATGGGATAACTCGGTGTATTCAAGATTGTCCCGCAGGAACTGATCGCACAGGTGGTCCAGCAGGTATAACATGCGCAAAGCAGTGCCCAGCTGGTTTGGACAAGCCAACTCCCGGAGATATTGTGTCTTGCAAACGCCCAATGCAGGTGGGTCGCGACCCGGTTCCCACCAAGCCCAAGTGCAATGCTGATGAGGATACCCTTGGACTCATCTGCTACAAGAAGTGCAATCCTGGATATTCAAGCCCACCAGGACTTCCAGAGTGGTGCTACAAGGATTGCGATGCTGGGTACAGACAGACAACTGTTGATTTCTGCGCCAAGGATGGTTGTGATGCAAACGAAGAGCGTGGCACTGGCCTAGGTGTCGGATTCTGCTATCCAAAGTGCCGTGATGGATATGGGTCCGACGGAGTGACATTATGTCTGAAGGGTTGCGACTCTGGTTACACCACATTTCCACTCACTTGTACGAGAGGATCAGACTCGAGAGGCAAGGGTGGATGCTGCGCCAGAGCATGCGCATATGGAAGGTGCTCAGACAATGGAAAATGCGGAAATTCATGCCCCGCTGGATACCGTAATGATCCTTGCACATGTTTCAGAGATGCGCATACATATGATCGAGATAAGTACAGCAGAGGTGCAGGACGTACATTCAC